AACACTAATATTAAAGGACAATAATGTTAATAGATAAAGGCGTATCAGCAGGTGAAGTAATTACATTGAAGTTAACCAGTGGTGAAGAAATTGTTGCTAGATTGTCAGAAGAAACACCGACATATTACAAACTTTCACATCCACAAGTGATTGGCATGGGTCCTAAGGGTCCAGGTTTGATGCCATACTTGTTTACAGTTAGTCCAGAAAAAGATATTAAATTGTTGAAAACTACGGTAACAGTAGCAGAAGCCACTGATAAACAATTTGCTGATCAATATATTCAGTCAACAACCAGTATTTCGCTAGTATAAATACTAGAGAGGATGATAATATGCCAGCATTAAGTAGAAAGGGTGATAAGAATAGTGTAGGTGGACAGTTGATGAGAGGATCATCTACTGTTATTTGCGATGGCAAACCAGTAGCACTACATGTTAGTAAAGTCACACCTCATTCTCCTTGGCAAAAAAAACGTCATCCACCACATCAATCAAGCGTTACAGTAGACGGAAGTTCTACTGTAATCTGTGATGGGCTTCCAGTTGTAAGAGTAGGAAGTCAAACAAGTTGTGGTCATAAAATAGTACAAGGTAGTGGGACGGTTCAAGTACCATGAGTTTAGACGGCAATTATACACCACTACAGATAAACGTATTATCTGAAATATCTGCAGATCGTGGATTTACTATTAATCCAGTTGCTAGTGCCTTGCAAGGTGTTTGGACTCCAACTAATTATACTCAAGGTTCAGTAACATCTAACAATGTATTACAATTTTTAACTAATAGTCTACCAAACATTTATAACATGGCTAATATTGGTCAAATCAATGTTAGTACATGGAGATTGTTACTTAAACTTGGAAGTACAGTTTGTTCAGCATTAGGTAATAGTATACCTACAACATTTAAACCAAGTTATCCTGGTTATGGTAGTTGGACTGGCGTTACATTAAGTAGTGATAGTTATCCACCAAAGAATTATCCTAATAGTGGGCAATATAGTTATATATTTAATGGATACGGTAATTATGCTTATATAACTGGTTGGCCAGGAAAAAATAGTTGGCAGAAAACTACTGATACATATAAAGCAGCGTATCTACCTGCCGATACTATTACTATGACTGATTATGATGAATACTTTAGTCGTGGATTTGTATCAGTATTGGCTCGTCAAGCCTATTATGAATTGTGGAATGGTAACTTTAATCAATATAATGATATTGTCAATGCATTTAGTCAAAGTGATAGTTATCGTCAACAACAAAATGGTCAAATATCAAGTTTAGATGAAAGTAAAAAATTCATGGCTGGTAACTTTAGTAACATCAATGATTTGACTACTAATGATTTATCAGGTGTTACACAGGCATTTAGATTATGGGGTAATGATTTAATCAATACTGGTAAAGTAATTGATTTGTCTAATATACATAGATTTGGAACACCAAGTGTATTGTTATTAACTATGCAAAAGTATAGTGCATTGACACCAGCAGTTGGTATGGCACTTCAATATGCTGGATTAGATGCTCAAGAATTAGGTAAGATATTTAATCCAGCATATGTTCCTACACCAATTCAAGAAAAGAAAATTTATGAAGCATTTAAATTAGTTAGTGGTCCTGATTTATATAGTGCCAGTAATGGTATTACATTACAATTAAATTGTAAATTAAATAATTTAACCACACTTGCTGATCTATTAGATCCAAAGAAATTATTCCCAACTAGTTATCTTAGTTTAACTGTACCTCAATATAGAGCAGATACACCAACCAGTAAGACATATTATTTTATATATACAGATAGTGGAGTAAATCCACAAGTACAATCATTAGGTGGTCAATTAGCCACTGATTTAGCTGCTGTAATTCCACCAGATATTGCTACTGCTTGTGGTGCATTTTCAACTACAATGCAACAAGTTAAAAATATCATGCAAATTGATGTTCAGAAATTGGCATTATCGGTAGTAGATTTAGAATTAACTAATAAAGGTTTAGGTGAAATAAACAATGTTACTGGTACGGCAACCAATATTCCTGCTGCTAATACTATGTTGACTAATATTGCATTAGGTAGTGGTAATACAGGGACATATCGTCAATGTGATTTCTTTGGCTGTGCTGCTGGATATCCCTATGATCAATGGTTATCGGGTGTAGAATCTATAATATCTAAATTGCCTACTACTGCATTACAAATTCTATATAAGAATCTTTACACTTTAAGTTTAACTCCAGTTACTCCAATACCTGATCCACCACCAGACCCATTACCAAGTCCGTTTGATCCAGTATTAGATGGACAAATTGTGGCATTGATTGGTCAGATTGAAAGTGCAATCTCTAACATATATATAAGTAATACTGGACAATGTAAACAACTTAATTATTATTGGGATCAAATTGGAAATCAATTGTTTATTGAACAACGTGCAATTCCTTATAGTGTTCCAATAACTACTGATCTAAGTGCCAGTAGTCAACAATTGAATTTTTCAACATTTGTCAAGACTTTAGAGGCATATGGAAAAGATAATGGTCAGGGCGAAAGTGCTCAAACATTAGAACGAATTAGCAATGTTGCTAATCTTGGTGGTCAAAGTATTATAGCTGCCATGAGAGAAGCCAGAAATGCAGAAAGACTTAACTGGGCGGGTATACCTCCAGATAATAGTGTTCCTGGTGCAATAGACAATTGTGCTGCTAGTGCAGTGGCATCTACAAACCAAAATGGATCAATTAATACAGTAACCATGACAAATGGAAGTATTGGTTATGATATTGCTAATCCACCACAGGTTTATATATATCCATATGGATACGGAGGACAATTAATTCCAGTAATCGAAGAGGATGGTTCCATCAGTAGTTTATTTGTAGCAAATCCAGGTGTTGGATATCCCTACATAGAAATATCAATAGAAGCACCACCGAGTTGTCAACCACCTGATAGAACAGGTAATAAACAACCACCACCACCACAAGCAAATCCAAATAATGATTTAACTAATGTAGTTACATTTCCAGGTCCTGGGCCGTTTACAACATTTAGTGAAAATCCTTATTTACCCGGACCTATCCCACCCTTGCCACCGCCAGACTCGGCAAGCTCAACAGTTGATGAAGCAATTGCCGATGTTACAATCTGTAATTGTGACTGTTGGAATCTGTAAATATATAGACTATTAAACAAATCCCATACCCAATAGGGTATGGATAGAATAGTGTTCTATATTTGCCCGTAATAACGAAAGGAGAATAATATGCTTAGTAGAAGCAAAATAAAACCAATCATATTATGTACGATCATACCGATATTAGTATTCATACTTTGGTCACTGACAAACAATAATAATAATGATTTAATTGGACCATATGTTAAAACATATCCCATAGCAGTAGAAATACACAAAATAGAAGAATCAACAATAGAAATTGTAGAAATGATTCAGCCAGTTAAATTACCAACAATTACATATGAAGAACAAGTAATTGCATTAACTCGTAAAGAGCAAATAAAATGTATGGCTGTTAACATCTATCATGAGGCTGGTGGTGAATCATATATGGGTCAAGTTGCGGTTGCCAGAGTAGTCATGAATCGTGTATTACACGGTTTTGCAAGTAATCCATGTAAAGTCATATATCAAATGACCACTCGTTGGAATCCCAACACTGAACAATCAACAACTCATTGCCAGTTTAGTTGGGTTTGTCAGCGTAAAAAAGAGCCGCATATAGACAATCCAATATATGTTCAAGCAAAAGAGATTGCTCGTAGAGTATTAGATAATGATGAATGGAAAAATGATATTCCAAATAATATTTTATTTTTTCACAATAATAAAGTTAACCCACGTTGGCCATATTATGAAAAATTAAAAATAGGAAATCATGTATTCTATTCTAAAACTAAATAAATCTAATAATGAAAATACACGAAATACACGATCTAAGTAATCAAACAGTAATTGACATTCTTAAACATGGTCTGTTAGATATCAATGATGTAAATATTATCAAAAATTATCATCCAGATTACAGTAATATTTCTGGTAATTTATTTTATATTTTAGATCAAGGTCGTTATCATCGTGGTCATGGTAAATATTTCGTGATCACTGATGATAGCGATAAGTATGTGTGTAGTGCAGGATGGAATGAATATGATTTAGATTCAAGTGTGGCATTGTTATTAACTAGAATGTATATTACTCCCAAGTTTAGAGCACAATATATTATTGGCAATACCATATTACCTAAGATGATTCAAGAATCTATTAATTATTCCAAACTTTGGGTCACTGTCAATGATCATAATTATTCCATTTATAAATACTTTGAGAGAGTTAGTCAGAATAAACGAACAGTATTGTTCAATGATTGGCCAGATATTTATAAACGTTTTAAACCAATTGGCAAACATACAATATATTATACCGAACAATGGACAGCAGAATATGACAAACAAACCAACAACTGAATCAGAAAAATTAGAGTTTTTACATACATCATTATCTAAATTATTTGATAAAAATTTTAAAGTATCAATTGATGACAATCTATATAATATAGGTCTGGATTCTTTGGATATTATTGAACTTCAAGTTGAATATGAAGAAGCGTTTAATGTGGAATTTCCAGATGCTCTTAAATCACCTACAACTGTCAGAGACTTGATTAATTTAATGTAATGTATAATTTTACACTTGACAATCATTTGAAATATAATATTGATGATAGATTATATGGAATCAGATTAAATCCATATGAAAAGTTTTCAGTGTCTTGTGGTTCAATAGATCATGATTATTATAAAAAAAGTTCTTGGCTTAATGAACAATATAGAACAGCTAATTTAATATATGATGATTTTGGATCTGATTTAGTTGTAATGTTTAGTGGGGGAACAGATAGTGAGATTGTACTCAGAGCTTTTAAACATGTTGGTATTACACCACGATCAATATTTATTAAATTCAAAAACGATTATAACATTGAAGATTTAAAGATAGCTGAGACTATTACCAGAGAATTAGACATTAAACTTGAAGTCATTGAATTTGATGTTAAAGAGTTCTACAACAGTGGTCAAGCATATGAATTTAGTGAAATCATTCAATGCAGACAAATGGCATATTTAACTGTATATCATAATATTTTAAAATTAGGTCATCCGGCTATTATGGGTGGTGAAATGATGCTCAGACGGCATGTTGATATCAATGGCAGTCAATGGTATTATTGCTTTCGTGAGAATGAAGATGCCAGTGCCATGCGATTTAGTTTAAAATACAATATACCATTGGTCAATGAATGGTTTAGTTATACACCAGAAATGATGGGATATTATTTAGAACATCCTAATATTCAACGATTAATAAATGATAAACATAATTATAAAATGTCTAGTGTTAGTTCAAAAAATGATATTTTACAAAGTATGATGCCATCAATTATTGACAAGAAAAAAACACATGGATATGAAAAACTTATGGGATTCAATGTAGAAACTTATAATGTATTGTATAAGAGTCATGTCAAACGATTGGAAAACAGTTTAGATGGAATATTCATCACTGATTTACAACAACAATTATTTGGAAAATAATATGTCAGTAGTTAAACTAGATAGTACACATACCGAATTAATTAAAAAATTATTTACTCACAAAAAATATATGGGTGTAGATAATTTAGACTCATTTATGATGGCTGACGAAGGATTAAATCAGTTGATTTATGATAGATTCTGTGCAAATTATCTAAGTGATCTTAAGAATTTTCATGCCTATGGTTATATAGAAGATGACGTTGTTACTGCTACAGTGTCATTCTATGAGAGCGTAGAAGAGCCAGCTTGGTATTATACAATGTGTAGAAGTAGCGGTAATAATCAATTGTTAAAATCAATTTTAGATAAAATTATAAGTTATAATGAAGCCAATGGCCGATTAAAATTTTATACATTGGTTAATCAAAAACATACTAAATTACTTAGAAAATTCAGCTATAGTGAATATAATAATGAACGATATGGTTATTTTGATGAATGTATTGTTCCAGCAAGATGTAAAAGTTACTATACTAATCATTGGGAATTATTATATCATAGACTATTATTACCAGAAGATTCTATAGTTCGCTGTAGTTATTTAAAACAAGAATATAGAACACAATTGCCAGTAGGTGGAAATATATGAAAAAACTCTCTAAATTCTTAACAACAATTTCAAAAACATTTTGGTTTCAATTTGTACCGGCAATAATATTAGGACTTTTGACAATAATATTATTGACTATTGGAATTATTCCACTATATTATCTATGGTCAACATTAATAATGTGGATGTTGGTATGTGGTCTGGGCATTGCTGTTGGTTATCACAGAATATTCAGTCATAAAACTCATGATTTACCAAGATGGAAAGAAAATATTATTTTATTTTTTGCTTCATTTGCTGGTCAAGGTGCCAGCATATTCTGGGTTGCCGTACATAGAGGTTATCATCACAGATTTAGCGATCAAGTACAGGATCTACACAGTCCAGTAATATATGGAAAATATCATGCATTTATTGGTTGGCAGTCTAAACGAACAGAAATGACGGATTCAGTTAATCTAAAGTATGCTGTTGATTTATTACGTAAGTCTAATCATATATGGTTTCATAAAAATATATTACGAGTTTGTTGGGGTGTACCACTAATAGTGGCATTATTTGATTGGAGATTGGCTTTATGTGCATTTTGGTTAGTAACATTTATTGGTGTGACACAAGACAATTTAATTAATGTATTTGGACATGATAAAGGATTAATTGGATATAGAAACTTTGATACAAAAGATAATAGTCATAATAATATATTATTGGGCTATCTAGGTTGGGGTCAGGGCTGGCATAACAATCATCATTATGATCCAAAATCATATGATTTTGGAACTGGTGTGAGTGGTCATTGGTGGGAATGGGATCCGGCCAGAATATTTTTACCATTTTTAAATGATAAATATTAATATGAAAAACTTTTGCTTTTTGAATTTAAATATTTCTCTTTTTAAAGATGAAAAATCAATTGATGATATACCAAAAAGTATGATTCATACATTGAATCATTATGAATTTCTAAACAAAGAACTATTATCATTTTTTGATTCGTTAAATTTAAAAATAACTTTTGCTGAGACATTTTTTAAAGCCGCCGGTCATAGTGGAGGAATTCATGTTGACTCTTTAGGTGGAGATTATATCAAACTAAATTGGATATATGGAAGTGGAGAATCTCAGATGTGTTGGTATGAAATTCTTGACAAAAAAGACAAACCAGTAAATACCACATCTACTAATACTAAGAGTATTATTTACACTTTCAATGAAGTTAAAGAAATAGAACGAACTAAAGTTTACAATCCTACAATTGTACAAGTTGGAATTCCACATAATATTATTGATGTAACCGAGGATAGATTATGTGTAAGTTTAGTACCTATACATAAATTTACTTTTAAAAGAGTAACTATGGCAGAATCTCTTATAATATTTAAAGATTATATAACTGATTTATCTTAATTGAATCATAAATCTGGTTGAGTGGTAAATCTGATTGATATACTTATTCTTGTATCATTTGTATTATTAACCACTGAATGAAGTTTATTTAAATCTAACAATACTGGTTTAGCTAAATTATATCTAGTCACTTCTCGACATTGAGAATCAGGATACGGTATAAATGGTAGACCGGATGGTGTATACGATGTTACTGGAACATAATTTTTATTAATTAATTCAAACATTCTAGTATAGCTATTTTCACAATTGTATAAATTTAAATTTAATCCATACGTATTAGTTAAATCTTCTAGACTATCTCTGTGTATATTCTGAATTCTATTAGGTGGAAATTTAATTACGGCAATTTTTCTTATCTTTAATGAATGTTTAGACATCCAATTCATAAAAAGACCACATCGTTCTTGAAATTTACTTTTATTTTTATATATATCAAATCCATTTCTATATACAGTACTTTTAAGTTCGTCTGAGATGCAGTATCGAATTTCGTCTATTACATTGTCGTAATCATCAATGTCAATGTGTTTCCAATAGAATTCAGAATTAATAATCATATTAATATTTATCTAGAGTTAATTTAAATCATAAATATCATTAATCAATCAAATTGTTCAATGTCAAAATATTATAACAAACTAGGTAAGTTGCCAATGAATATTATTGACAATTTTAAAAATCAATTATTACAATTGAAAAAAACAAATAATCCATATCAATGGATTCAGTTTGACAAAAATTTGAATAATTATTTCAATTCAATATTTGATAATACAGAATTAAAAATTCAATACGATTCTGAAAATAATAGATATATACAAAAAGCTTTTTACAGTGACTCAGGTCATGGATTCAGAATTCATCGCGACGGAACAATGTGTAAAAGTGCATTAAATATAGCAATCAGTTGTAATGATTCAGATTGGGTTCGTTGGTACGATGATGATGTTATTAATAGTCTAAACGTAGAAATAGAAACAGTTGAATCTAGATCCAGAAATTTAAAAATATATAACTATGAAAATATTCAATATATAGAAGAATTACATACTGAAATTGGAGACGTATATACTCTTGATGTAGATACATTTCATAGTTTTAAGTGTATAGGTTCTGAACCAAGAATTATAATTCAAACTAAATTTGATGGATTTCCTGATTTTCATACTATAAATAAATCTCTAACTCAAACTAGTTTTAAAAACTTAATGTCTACTGAATATGTGAATAAATAATTAGTTAAAGAGATTGAATCAATGAATGATATTAGACAACTAAATTTAGATTCTGAATCAGATAGAACTCAGATGTTAAACATCATTTCCAACAGTGTGTCTCTTATGAGACAAGATTCGGATATTTCAAATCATTCATTAAAAAAGATTGACAATTTAATTAAATTCAATAGTGTGATTTTTGGTTATTTTGTTGATGATAAATTATTATCTTTTTTGACATCTACTCCATGGAAATCATTGCCGTATTATACCATTTCAAATTTCTTTGTTCTTAGAGGATGTCTCACGTATTTTACTTTAAAAAACAGTGGTGTTATAGATTTATTAAATCATGTAGTAGATGATATGGAATCAAAAGGATATTATACTTTTTATTATGTTAGAGCAGAAGATCATTGGCCGATTAAAAACAAAAAAAGAAAAAATTTAGGTTTTAGTTCATTATGGACAAAATATAAAGATTACGTGGTGACTGTGGAAGAGGTGATTGAATCTGGAATTCAGTCATCTTTTAACACTCATAACATGTTGTTGGGTAATACCATCAGTGAGTTAAAACGAGTGGTAATTAGATATACTTTACCTCACGACAAGAGAACTCAAGGATACGATTTTTATGAGTCTTAATGAAAAATTTTGTTTTGAAATTTCAAATAGTTCTATTGATATTTCACAATGTATTAGTTACTTAAATAGTGAGACTTGGTCATCATATACTCAATTTGATGAAAAATATCAAGGATTTTATGGTATTGGGTTAACCAGTTTTGAAAAAAGCGACTCTCCAGAACTGGACAGTTTAAAGATTTATCAAGATATAAGTAGAACGAGAAATAAAAAAGAGTCTGATATCAATTGGCAATTAATGACCAATCATACACATCATGTTCATGATTATATAAAAGAATTATTTGATAGATTTAAATTTTTGCCTCATAGAGCTAGATTTGCCAAAATAGATCCTGGTAAAAAGATAGCATTACATACTGATGATTATACGGAAAATATCACACGAGTTCATTGGCCCATCATAACCAATAGTGACAATATCATGTTGGGACATAATTTAGATACTAAAAAGATAGATAGATATTATTTTGAATCAGGCAAATGTTATGCTATAAATACAAATGTACTTCATGGGGTTATTAATAACTCAACATTAGCCAGAGTTCATTTAATAGTAAATTTTGGAATTAGTTTTGAAGAACTTAAAAGCCATGCAAAAAGCGGATTATTTAAATCATGAACAAACTAGACAGAAAAGATTTTCCACTGTTTCAAAAAATGCCGATGAAGATAGATTTGAACTTGCTCAAAAGAGAACTGTCGGTGTTAGAAACTAGAAATAATTGGCTGGATATTAATCCGGAAACAAAGTATTATGAATCTCTAATAAAGAACAGAGAGCATCTTCTTGCAAAATTTGCCGACCCGGATGGATCATTCAGTAGTTATAATCAAATAGTACTGACTGAATTTGACAAAGAAACATATGTTGGAATTTCAGAACAAACTGTAGAAGAAATTGCCGATAAAAGTCTCAATCAAAAATACGGTAGATACAAAAAAGATGTATTAGAAATCGTTGCTGAACAAAATGAAAAGAATTACGGAAAATTTAGATCGTTCATTGATGATCTTGAGTATACTAAACAGATATTAAGTAGTTTCAAAAACAAAGTAACTCGTGCAAGATTTGCTAGATTGAAATCAGGCGCTGATATTAAACCACATATTGATAACAATGTAGGATATGGAGTTAGATATCATTTAGCACTGGAAACTAATGATGAATGTTATATTGCCATTAGAAAAAATCCAAAATCTGATTTTGAATATTTTCATATTCCATCAGATGGTCATCTATATTATATAAATGTGGGATTTGAACATTTTGCTATTAATAAAGGCAACTCAGATAGAGTTCATTTAGTAATAGGGGTCAATGGATTAGATGATTTGATTCCCTTTAAAAAGAAATCAAGATTTTAACTCAAGTGATTTTTGATCTACTAGTTTAATAATTAAATATCCTAAATCAAACTCCCACCAGCGTCTGCCAAAATTAGGGTTGGCAGGTTCGGCATGATGATTATTATGCCACCCTTCACCTCCTACTAAGTAACCAGTTATAATATTATTAGTACTATCATTGTTAACTTTATAATTACTGTAACCAATTGAATGATTTAATGTATTGATCAAACTTCCCGCATGCCATACCATAAGAGTAGGAACAAAATAAGCATAAATTATAGCAAACGGATCAAATAACATTATTGTAATTACATAAACAATGTTAACTATCCAATAATATTGATGCATCCACGTATGAAATTTTGATCTTAGTAAATCTGGAACGTATCTTATGTTAGGTTTATCTAACATTGACAAAAATTGAACCTTAAAGTATCCATGATATTTAGGAGAGTGTGGGTCTTTTTTCTGATCAGTATAACGATGATGTTCTCTGTGAATAGCAGCCCAAGTAATGCCGCTTCCGTTTCCACCAATGGTGGCCAATATTGTACCTATGTATTCAAACCACTTTGGAGAATTAAATGATTTATGTGATAATAGTCTATGATAGATAACGGTTCCGCCAACTGTGCTTATCAATATATAAATTCCTAATGCAATAGACCATTCAATGACAGTCCCGTACAATAACATTATAATGAATGCACAGTGTGCTAATATTTGATATAATATAAGTGATTTTTTTGAAACGGAAAACACATTATTCAACAATATTACTCTTCAGTTATTGTTAAATTATGTTCATTATCTGAACAATAAGTCTGACGATTTATATCGTACTCGGTAAATTTTTTATCAAATTCATTCATAAATGTGATTTTAGATTCTTCATCTTTGAATATAGTAAATCTAGTAAATACCAATTGATCAGATGATTCATTTTGATAAAAATCTAAGATTTGTTGATTATCAACAGCTTTATTAAACAATGTTAAAACTTCTAATCTGATCGATTGATAATACTCAGATTCATACCAAAAATTAGAATATATATTTGGTCGTTTGATTGTGACAGTTACAGTATGATACATATTATCCTCATTATTAACAAAAGTATTTATATACAATACATTGTATATTATATACAATACATTGTATATATATTTATCATATATTAAAAATCATTGGAAAATTACAATGTATTACTTACTGTTTAATTATAATATTATCAAACGAAATTTTATGACATAGTTGATCAAATGTTGGAAATCCTGCAAACTTAGTCTGAATTACTATACGAGAATTTGGACCAGAACATTTCCAAGTGTGAAAAGTATCTACGTCAATTAGATAAACATCTCCGACTTTACTTTTAAATTCTTCAACAAATTTCAAATTTTCAATGACATTAACAGATAAAGAAGTATCACGAGATGAAAATCCGCTAGTAGAAAATTTTGTTTGAGTTTCAGTTTCTGATAAAACAGTAGTATCATCATACCATCTAGTCCAATCATCATCATTACACTGTAAAACAATGTTTAACGCACTACGACATTTAACTCCATCTTTATGAATAGGATAAACAAAATCAGATTCACTATAGAATACTTTTTGAATATGCATTTTCCCATCTATACTTTTTTGAACTATCATATCAGAGACTATTAAAGTCTTGAGATAATTTAAAATTTCTTCATCAAATTCAATTCTTTGAAATTTTTTTGTAGTTTGATCATCATGATGTTTGAGAATCATTGATTTTAATTTTTCAACTATCTCAATCGGAAGAGTGCCAAGCAGTTTATGATGTAAATTAGTCAAAATATTCCCTACAGTGATTTTATAATACTATTTATACTGTCATTATAATACAACAAAAATAGTTACGTTATTTGTAATGATAAATATATATTAATAAGGATCCTAAATGTCAACTTTTAAACTAAATGATGAATCAGTATACTATATTGAAAATAAAAATAGACAAAGATTCTATGTTTATTGGTCTTTGGGCAATATATGTACTTATCATTGTAGTTATTGTCCTAGTATGTTTCATGATGGATCAGTTAAATATCAACCAATTGATGTGATTCAAAGAACAATTGACAAATTATCTAAGATGCCAATGGAAACTCATATTAAATTTACTGGTGGAGAACCAACTTTTCATCCAGAGTTTGAAAGAATAGTCAATGAAGTTCCCAGTAATATACAACTTAGTGTAATATCAAACGGATCTAGACCATACCCGTTCTGGGAAAGAATTATAGATAATCTACATGCAGTAACTTTGACATTTCATACTGAATTTGCTAATTTAGATAGATTTTTAAAAACCGCAAAATTAATTTATCATGATAAAAAAAAGAATGGATCGGTTAATTTAACCATGATTCCTGATAGATGGGCCGACTGTGTGACATCATACCATGAATTACTAAACAACAATATATCAGTAAATATTAAACCATTAGTAGAAAATTTTGGATCCAAAACTTCAAAACTATTATCAACTTATACCAAAGATCAACTTACGTGGATCAATGATAATATTGAAATATCAACATTTAAAACAATTGGATTTTATAATAAAGATAATGTTAAAATACATTCAACAAGTCCGGCTGAATTATTAACTTCACAAGATAATGATTTTACTGGATGGACATGCTATAATCAAACTAAACATCTAGATATTGGTTGGAATGGAAATATGTTTGATAGTATGTGTGCTCAGAGAAGAAAAGTTGGGTCAATATATACCGATTTTGAAATCACCACTGAACCTGTATTATGTGTAACAAATCAGTGTTGGAGTCTTAGTGATCTTGAGACAAAAAAGATAAAAAATCTCTGATACTAAATGTTGTAAAAATACAACAAATTAGTTGACAACAAATTCATATTTCTGTATAATAGATACATAAACTAGAAAACAGGATAAAAATATGTTTGCAATTGACAAAGTTTCTGGACGTTTGGTTCGTGTTATTGTTGACAACAATGGCGTGATTTCTATTAGAAAACCTGATGGAACTCGTGAAATCGTCAAACTATCACAACTTAAATCGTTGTAAAAATACAACAAATTAATTGACAGTAAATCCATTTTCATGTATAATAGATACTTAAACTAGAGAAAAGGACAAAAATATGAGTTGGCATCTTGAAGGAATGCAAGTGTTCGGTACTTATATGGGTGACTTTCCCGTTAGTGGTAAAGTTACACTTAGTCGTGTAGCTTATGGCGGACGTGTTCATCATCATATTAAACTTGATTCCTCAATCAACGTTTATGGGGCTGAGCGGGATTCAGTGATTTTGGAACATTCTCAAATTACCCGTGTTTGTGATCTAAATCGTGAAGTGGCTTAGTTGTATTTTTACAACACTTTTTATTGACAATAAATCAATATTTCTGTATAATACTTGTATACACTGAGAAAACGGAAAAAACATGATTACTAAAGAACAAATCGTTACTTTACTTACTACCAATAACAAGGCAGTGGGTCGTGCTTTAATTGCTCTGTTTAATCGTCAAACTCTTGGCGAACAAAGTTCCGAATCTACAGTAAATCGTAATGGCGAAGGCTTTACTCCGGCTGATGCTTTTATGGGAACTTCCATGGCTAAATTCTTTGCGGCTCGTGGGTATCTGACAGAAAAGCAATTGTCATATTGGTTGAAACCAAACGCTAAAGGCGTCCCTAGAATCTGCAAATATGCGGGTCAATTATTGGAAGTTGCCAATAGTAAAGTTGTAGCTTGACATTAAATCGGTTTTACTGTAAAATACATACTTAAACTAGAGAAACAAAGGAAAGAAAACATGTCTAAATCAAGATTTGTATTTTTTGATGCAAAAGATGGTCAGATAACAGTTTCTATCAATCAAGTTTTGGTAGGCGTGGCAAGTGACAGCAAACAGCTGGTTGATATTCTACAGGAAAACGGCGTTACTCTTGCCGATGAAATGTTTCAAAGTAGCAGTGTTGATTTTGCGGCCGAACAAGGTTTCGCGGATGACAACGGAGCCTATGATATCATTGATCCAGCACTTGAGTTGATCGCGGAATAAAATGTGTTGTAAAAATACAACACTTCGAGTTTGACAATAATTTCATTATCTGATATAATACATCTATACACTGAGAAAAGGAAATAAAATGGCTTATATGAATCAAGAGCGTAAAGCGAAAATTGCCCCAGAACTCAAATCCATTCTTAAAAAGTATGGCGTTAAAGGTAGCTTGGCTGTTCGTAATCACTCTACACTGGTCTTGAACATCAAATCCGGCAAAATTGATTTTATCAAAAACTTTGAGGATATTCGCTCTAAGCGTCCAGAATATCTTGGTGATAAAATGATGCGCTCTACATGTTTGTCAGTTAATCCATACTGGTATCATGATCATTTTTCTGGAAATGCAAAATCATTTTTGAAAGAAGTTTTTACTGTTATGAATATGGGTAATCATAACAATAGCGACATTATGACCGATTATTTTGATGTGGGTTGGTATGTGGATGTCAATGTTGGTCTTTGGAACAAACCTTACATTTTGGAGTAATTATGAAAGTAGTAATTAATGCTTGTCATGGTGGTTTTTGTTTGTCAGATGCGGCTATTGCTCGTTATCTAGAACTGGCTGATTTGACAATGACTAAGGCTGATGAATTTTATGATCGCGATATTCCTCGTGATGATGATGCGTTGATTCAGGTTGTAGAAGAAATGGGTGGAATGGCAAACGGTTCTTTTGCTAATTTGAAAATCGTGGAAATTCCCAATGATGTAAATTGGTATATTGAAGATTATGATGGTCATGAATGGGTGGCAGAACGTCATCGCACATGGCATAACTAAGGAATAATTAAATGAAATTAAGTTCAGCACCTCAACATGAAGCTATTTTGTCCAATGTGGGCGAGGTTGGCGAATTTCGTATTCGTAATAGTGCCAAAGCGTTTAGTATTCTATCCAGTGGATTGTACTCTAACAAAATTCGTGCCATCATTCGTGAATTGTCATGTAATGCAGTAGATAGTCATGTTGCGGCTAATCGCAATACAACTCCATTTGATGTACATCTTCCCAATGCTATGGAACCATGGTTTGCTATTCGTGACTATGGCGTGGGTTTAAGTTATGATCAAGTGGTCAATATTTATACTACATACTTTGAAAGTACAAAGACTGATAGCAATGCGTATATTGGCGCCTTAGGTTTGGGTAGTAAAAGTCCATTTAGTTATACTGATAACTTTACTGTAACTGCAATTCAGAATGGCACTAAGGGTATCTATTCGGCATTTATTAATGGCGAGGGTGTTCCCAGTATTGCCAAAATGATGGAAGAATCTACTAAAGAACCAAATGGCGTAGAAGTTAAATTCTCTGTTAATGATCGTTATGATTACAGCAAATTCAAAGAAGAAGCTGCTCATGTTTATAGTCATTTTAAACTTCAACCAGTAGTTAGTGGTAGTAGTGATTTTAAAATTAGTGAAATTGAATTCAAAACTCGTGATATTATTCTCGGAGTTCATGAAGTCAATGAACGTAGTAAGTTCGGAACTTATAGTTGTTTAGCAATTATGGGTAATATTGCTTATCCAATTCAAGTTCCAAACGCATCAACTGTATTGGGTGATTTGGCATCATTGCTTTCATGTGGTTTACATATTGAATTTGAAATTGGTGAATTGGATTTTCAGGCTAGTCGTGAAGGTTTGTCATATATCCCACAAACTATTAATGCCATCAAGCGTAAATTACAACAAATCAGTGATCAATTGACAGTGTATGTGGCAACTGAGGCTGATAAGATTGACAATTTATGGGATCGTTCGGCATTTTTAATGGACAAATCTCGTAGTAAATTGTGGACTAAATCTGTAAGTGATTATATCAAAACGACTAAATTCCCATTAATTCAAGTTCAAAATTGGGGTCTTCAAGCGACAGTTTTTAAATTGTCAATGGAGAAATTAGCCAAAGATTATAACATTAAACTTAAATCATATCGTAAAGATATTAATCGTACAGTTCAAATGGTTGAACAAAAACCAAGTTCTGTATATATTAAAGATGTTAATGATCCTACACGAATTGTTCGCACTGAATATGAACATTCAGTTTCTTCTGATTCTGAATCTGTATTTGTTATTGGTGATATTAAAGTTGGTCCAATTGAGCGAACAAAATATCATTATCGTACATTTAAATCACCCGTATCAAACACAAACGGTCAACATGTTCATCTATTGATTCCTGAAGATAAAACCAAGGAGATGAACACTAAGGAGTTTTTCAAGAAGATTTATAATCCAAGTAAAATTGTTCAAGTGTCAAACTTGTTGGAAAAACCTCGTGCACTTAATGTACGTGGTGGTAACGTAACAATTATGAAACTACAACGTAAAGATGAAGGGACTACTTATTACAAACGTAATGATGGTGGAACTTTACGATGGCGTGATGCAGGTAAATCAAATGACTTTGATAAATCCAAAACATATTACTATTTTGAACTTCGTGGGTTTGAAATGATTCCCACTCTTGAACATCATATGTCGGCACAAGAAATTGCCGAATTACTTAAATCAAGTAAATTACTTCAATTTAATTATATTGATGTTTATGGTGTTCGTAAACATGATTTGGAATTTATTAAATCTCAACCAAATTGGGTTAATTTGGAAAGTCATATTCAATCAGTATTGACAAATTTGGACCAAAGTACAATTACAAGTTTGGTCAAGTCAAAGCTTGACGAGTATGAATTTTTAAAGTATAATAGTACTATTATTTCTGATATTACTAATAGTAATAGTAAATACAAAACACTAGTGACACAGTATAAAGACATTAAAAAAGTTGAATATACTCATTCATTAATCAGATTATTAAAAAGATTTAATCCAGAAGTTGAAGTAAAGATTCATAAAATTGCAACTGAATTAGATTCAGAATGTAAAAAAGTATATAATAATTATCCTATGTTAAAGTTGATCTCTACATATGGTGATAATTATAATAAACATAAAGAAATTGCAGAGTATATTAACCTAGTAGACAATCAAACATGAACAAATTTGAACGTTGGATTTTTAAGAGATTAGTTCGCAAGAGTGTGCGGGTAGGCGTTGATCATAGCAACCGCATTATCAATATGTATTATACTATCAGATGTGAATGTCAAAATGAGTTCACTGAAGAAAATGAAGTTTCAATGAATTTTTATTTAACAGAATTATTTAATTTAAGCAAACAAAAGGATATTTAAAATGAGTTTTCCATTTCTAATTCAAGGCAATAACATCGTTGTGGTTATCAACAATCAACCACATACAATCAGTAAAACTCACATTACCTATCAAAAGGTATTGGATGCCATCAAGTCTGGTGATTGGGTAACAGTTCAAGATATCATTGAACCAAAGAAGGTCGTATTAAATTATGGTCAAGGTAATATTGAGATTCAGGGCGAAACATTGTTCTGGCGTGGTCGTGAAATGCACAATGCACTTACTACACGTATGATCAGTATGTTACAAGAGGGATTTCCAATTGAACCATTGGTTCTGTTTATGGAAAATCTCATGACTAACCCAAGTAAGCGTGCGGTTGATGAGTTGTATCGGTTCTTGGAAAAGAACAATCTTCCAATTACTCCTGACGGTCAATTCTTGGCATACAAGAAAGTTCGTGAGAACTATATGGATGTTCATAGTGGTACGTTTGACAATTCAGTAGGTAAAGTATGTGAAATGGAACGTAATCATGTTGACGATGACAAAGATCGTACATGTTCAACTGGATTACATTTTTGTAGTCAAGAGTATTTGCGAAGTTTTGGTGGTGAACGTACCATGATTGTCAAAGTCAATCCTCGTGACGTTGTTAGTATTCCAAGTGACTACAATGATAGTAAAGGTCGTACTTGTCGTTATGAAGTAGTAGGTGAATTGGGTGTAAATCCTGAAGATGCTTTTACTAGTTCAGTACAGGAAAATGCCAATGACTATCAATCTGTAGATGGTTGGGGCGAAGTTCAAGTATAGTAATAAATCAAGAAACTTTGTAGTATAAAAGTCTCTTGATTTTTAAGAGACTTTTATTTTTATATTGAGAAAAAAATGAATATAGTAAAAGGCAATTTAATTGATATGGCGGAAGCCGGCGAGTTTGATATTATCGTACAAGGTTGTAATTGTCACTGTACAATGGGTAGTGGTATTGCACGTGAGATTCGTGAACGATATCCACAGGCATACATGGCTGATCTTTCTACGAAACAGGGCGACTACAACAAGCTTGGAAACTACACTATGGCCTTGTCAAGTTTCATGCCTCCATCAAGTTTCAATTCAGATGAGAGTACGTTTGTTATTATTAATGCATACACTCAATACAACTTCAATGGATCTGGCGTAAACGGTCAAGTGTTCAATGACGTATTTGAGTACGATAGTTTTAAACTGATCTTACAAAAGTTGGCACATGAATACCCAATATCCAGATTTGGATTTCCTATGATTGGTATGGGATTAGCTGGTGGTAATAAAGTTAAGATCATGGGTATGTTGGCAGAATTTTCATTAAAGATTGCTGAAACTGGTGGGTCATTTACACTAGTTGAATTTGAACAAAAATAATATGTTTACTGTTTTTGATTTTGTTATTCTAATCGTAGCCATTGCTATTTTTATATTGGTACGATATGAATAAGTCTGATAATTTTTTAGATATGATAAAACAAGCTAAATATGTACATAATATACAGTTATTTTGTCGATTGGATAAATAACTATACAAAGAAGTAAAAATAGCTTGACAATTAATTTAACTTACTATATAATACTAACATGATGAATACAAAACTCATTCGCTCAATACCAACTTTAGAGATGTTTAGAACATCCGCGGAAGGTTATTGGCCCAGTTTTTATGTATTGGCATCAGAACAACATAATCAGAATACAGCCAGTAATCCGGCCACAGAAATTTGTGGGAAAGATCGCGGCAGTACTGAGGTTCTAGAAGGGTGTAGTGTATCGTAATTTGATAATCTAACACCAAAATTCTAAGAACCTCAGATCAAAAGTCTGAGGTTTTTTGTTTTTGTAGTAAGTGAATGTAGGCAACGAGAGCCGTGTGAATCACTATAATAAAACACTAAATGGGCGGGGTTCCGGAGTTGAAATTGCTGGCGGTAACGGCAAAAGTAAGATGGACAGTAGTGGGACAGCCACTACAATTTATTGAGCGCATTACACGAACCTGAATCAGCAATGGCATTGCAACGGTTTAATTGTATAGTGTGTTCAATAAATTGTTAATATGGGCTGTTAGTGATAATGGTAGCACATGTGCTTTGCAAGCATGAGGCAAGGGTTCGATTCCCTTACGGTCCACCAAATTTATTGTCCGGGAGCAAGCAAGGTGTATGCGACTGACTGTTAATCAGTATAAAGTTTGGTTCGATTCCAAACCGGACAGCCAAAAAGTAATTTATAACGTAGGTTCGATTGTATAAATACAGTTGGGAGAATAACTTATGTTATGTATTAAATGCAATGTAGATCACGATGGATCTTTTGGATCTGGGAAATTTTGTTCAAGATCATGTGCTAATAGTAGAAAATTTACAGAAGATAGTAAACTTAAAAAAAGTATTGCCAACAAAGGTAAAGTTAGCGGGTTCAAAGGAAAAACCTTTCAACAAGATGTCTTAGACATGTTATCAGAAAAGAAAAAATTATATTGGGATCTAAGAGGAAGAGTATCCGAAGAGCATAAGAAATCTGGGAACAAGGCAAAAGTTAATGCTTACAGAGCAAAAAAGAAAAACGCTATATCTCCAGATGCAGATTTAGTATTGATTAAATTAATATACGAGTCAACTCCTGATGGTTATCAAGTTGATCATATTGTTGCATTAGCCAACGGTGGATTACATCATCAAGACAATTTACAATATCTTCCTCGTAGAGAAAATGCAAGAAAAGGTAAGAGGTCTGTTTACAACGAATCGTTAGTAATCAGATGGAAAGATATTTTATAGTTTGTTGGGATATCGCCTAGTTGGTCTAAGGCACTGGTCTTTGAAATCAGTATCGTTGGTTCGAATCCAACTATCCCTGCCAAATTCGCCCATAATGGATTAGCCTAACTCGCCCTACTTATAAAAGTAGTGGAAGTGACTTAAGGAGTAAGGCACAGATCAATGCTGCATTGGACTTCTGGTGAGGTCATCACCCTTTCAAGGTGACCAGACGGGATCGTAACCCGTATGCAGTACCAAGTTTTATGGGCGAACGCCGTTAGGAAACGGCTCGTAGCATGAGTTATGCTGCCTTCGTAGCTTTGTAGTAGGTTCGAGTCCTACCTTCGTCCACCAAGTTTTTATCTCCGTATGGCGTAATCTGGTAGCGTAGTCGGTCTGGAGCCGAGCGGTCCAAGTTCAAATCCTTGGGGGGATGCCAAATATTTGCTCTTATAGTTTAATGGTTATAACACTGACTTGGTATGTCAGAAATCTCAGTTCGATTCTGTGTAAGAGCACCAAATCAATTGACATTTAATTTTAACAATGTTATACTGAGTAAATAGTAGTTCTGACGCGGAGTAGGGGAGTCTAGTCGTCCCCGCTAGTCTCATAAGCTAGAGATCGTAGGTGCGAATCCTGCCTCCGCTTCCATAATTAAAGATAATTATATGATAATAGATTGTTTTATGTTTTTCAATGAGTATGATATTCTAGAAGGTAGATTGAAATATCTATATGATACTGTAGACTATTTTGTTATAGTTGAAAGTGATATCACCCACAGTGGAAAATCTAAATCATTAAATTATGCCAATAACATTGACAGATATAGAAAATATTCCAAAAAAATATTATATTTTCCATTATCAATTGATGCTAGTCAGTATAATTGGAATATAAAATCTCAACGTACTGAATCATTTTCACCACAATGGGCGGTTGAAAATGCTCAACGTAATCATATTTCTCAGGCGATTAAATTATTTAAAGATGATGATATTGTTATTATTAGTGATGTAGATGAAATACCAAATATTACTGCCATTAAAGAAAGTGTCAGACAATTAAACTATGTAGTAAATGAAGAATATGCACTTTCACTGATTCAAGATATGTTTTATTATAACTTTAATCAGAAACAAGTTAATTCATGGTCTGGATCAGTTGTTACTACTGTTAAAAATATGAAACAACGCGGTCCGCAATGGTTTAGATCAAATAGAAATACACTATCTGGAATTTCAAATGGTGGTTGGCATTTAAGTTATTGGGGTGATGTAGAACATATTAAAACTAAATTAAATAGTTTTGCTCATCAGGAATATAATACAGAACAATATAATAGTATTGAAAATATTCAATCTGCTATTGAACAGGGTAAAGATTTATTTGGAAGATTAGACAATCAATTTATCAAGTTTGATAAGAATACATTACCAAAAGATTTTCTATTGGCATTTGATAAAAATTGTGTTGTTAAACATATTCCACATTTTTATAAAAAGATTGATGGATTTTTTAATGATCATGATTTTATTTTTCTCAGAAAGATGTTAGAGAAGTTTTCTGGTCCCGCTCATTTTGTAGAAATTGGAAGTTATAAAGGTCGTAGTAGTAGTTACATGGCGGTTGAAATTGTCAACAGTGGCAAATCAATCACATTTGATTGTGTAGATACTTGGCAGGGTAGTGAAGAACATCAACAGGGTCAATCATTTGAGGATTCGGATGTAGTTAATAATCAATTGTATGAAGTGTTTATTTCAAACATGAAACCAGTTGAAGGTTACTATAATGCTAAAAGAATGTCTAGTATTGAGGCTGCAGAAACATATTTAGATAATAGTTTGGATTTTGTATTTATTGATGCGGCACATGATTATGATAGTGTTAAACAAGATATTATATCATGGTTACCAAAAGTAAAAAAGGGTGGTATAATTAGTGGACATGATTATCCACATTTACCTGTCAGACGATCAGTAAATGAATTACTTACTAAAGTGGGATTTATTGGCGCTTGTTGGTGGGTGGTTAAGTAGTTTCATCTGAGTATAGTGTAGTCTGGTAACATACCTGGTTTGGGACCAGGCGTCCAAGGTTCAAATCCTTGTACTCAGACCAGTTTTAAGCAGGATTAATTCAGTGGTAGAATGTTTCGTTGCCAACGAAAATGTCATCGGTTCGAACCCGATATCCTGCTCCAAGTTTTAAATATGCCCCGATGGTGGAACGGCAGACACGCTGGTCTTAGAAGCCAGTACCGAAAGGTGTGAGAGTTCAAATCTCTCTTGGGGCACCAGTTTATAGGTCATATGGGTGCTTCATCTAATTGGCAAGATTATGGACTCCAAATCCATTCATCTAGGTTCGAGTCCTAGGGTGCCCGCCAAATACTGTTGTAAAAATACAACACATAAATAATTGACAATAAATCATAATTATTGTATAATTATTATATTGAATCAAAGGAGTAATTAATGAGAGCTTATGGATCTAAGCGTTGCTATCACGACTGCCGTGTTACTCAAGCAGGCCGTGGTAAGAAAGTCAAGTTTACCGTTGGCGTGAAGTCACGCAAAAGCGGTCGTAAAATTGAAAAGGAGTAGTAAAATGAAGTCAAAACTGACCGTACCCAAACGTAATCCCTTCGTTTGTTTGGTACTAAAAAAGACAGGGGCAGGTAGTCATCGTAAGTCTAACAAGGCTGTACGAAAGCAGGAAAAACAACGGGGGTATAACTTAAGTGGCGAAAGTAATCGGCTTTTAACCGATAAATCAGAGTTCAAGTCTCTGTGCCCCTACCAGTTGTCATATTGAAATACATCAAGGCGATCATCGCGGTCGCTGATATGAGTGGTCATAGCCGGATCCTAGTGGTCTTGTAGGTCAACAGGTTCAAGTCCTGTATAGTGTGTTTCAATATGACAATACAAGATATGAAAAGATATCCTAATAATACTGATAGTTGGATAGTAATAAGTCCTGGACGAACAGGTAGTAGATTAATTTGTGCATCATTACAGAATATTTATAATAATAATCTTAAGTTTCATCATGCAGGTATTAATAATCATTTGCCAATGAAATATCTAGATTTGGTTCATACACATATAATAGATGATCTTGATCTAATCTTAGAAGATACACAGTGTATCTTAAGTACTCGTGATATGGTTGAATCGGCTTTAAGTTTTTGTATTCAACCTCATATAGGACATTGGCATATATTCAAACATTATAATATACCAAATATAATCATTAAACCATTTATACTGAATATAAATGATTTTTTTCATCACTATAATCGTGTAGTACAATTCTTTAAAACTATCGATAATAAATTACAAAAAAATACAATAATAATTGATTATTCGGAATTTTGTAACGATATTAATAATATACCCAAGATTCTTGGATATGAAGTAGAATTAGACATAGTAAAAATGCCAATTAAAAATCCTGGAAAGTATTCAGATTGGATACTAAACTGGGAAGAAATTAAAATTATCATTAATGATTTACCAAGAACAGTAAAATGGTGATGTAGCTCAGATGGTTAGAGCAGGTGACTCATATTCACAAGGTCGGTGGTTCGAATCCACTCTTCACTACCATAATTATACCCGTGTAGCTCAATGGATTAGAGCACTTCGCTACGAACGAAAAGGTTGGGGATTCGACTTCCTCCATGGGTTCCAAGTTTTAATGCTCGGTTAGCTGAAATGGATTAGCAGCGTCTTGATAAGGCGCAGATATTGGATCGTTACCAATACCGAGTACCAAATATTATGCCCTGTTGGACAAATTGGCAAAGTCATCTCTCTCAAAAGGAGAAATTCTCTCAGTTCAAATCTGAGACAGGGTACCAAAGTAATATCGTGCTGTGGCAGAGTGGCCCAATGCAAGGGACTGCAAATCCCTAAAACCGTCAGTTCGAATCTGACCGGCACGTCCATTATAGTTTTGTGATAAATAGATTTATGGTCGCAATCAATGAAATTCTAAAAGAAAACGTTCTCAATGAACGATTTATTAGTGTTGGAATAAATCCCAAAGATGAAAAATATCGTGAGAAATATCGTGATCAACTCATTACAATGTTACAAAACTCGTATAAAGATATTAATGGTTATGGGGGAATATCAGATAAAGATGAAGAATTAAAATCCATTAATAATGATATCTCTAATTCAGCAATCAAAATGGTTGAGCGTAATGGTGTAATAACTGCTACTTTAATATACAAATTAAATCATGGAAGAAAATCTATTGCTGTTGCCACTAATGGTACAAAAGAAGGCAAATCAGATTTGATGAAAATAATTGATGATGATAAGAAAATGCAAAGATCATGGGGAGAATTTTCTGGGGCAATAGAACATATTCTTAGAAAGAAAGATTTTCCTCTTATTAAACCAGAACGAATTAAAAACTTGACTGGTAAGAAAATACAGTTAGATCCAGAATCCCCAGATCATTATCATCGTGATATTGGCGGATATTCACATCGCAAAATTGGTTTGGGATATCCCAAGTAAGTCTTAGTGTTGTAAAAATGCAACAAAAAAATACTTGACAATAATTACTATCTATGATACACTAGTTATGTAGATAGGAGATCACATGAATTTAATAGTTTATTTCCATGGTTTTGGCTCTAATGCCAATTCTGATAAAGTAAGACAATTAGGGGCAGCATTCCCAAATGATATAGTTTTATCATGGAATATTGATCATCGTGATCCCGAACATTCAATTAAAGAATTATGTATAAAACTTGATTCTACACTTATTGATGGTGTTCACAAATACAGAAAAGTAGTTTTTGTCGGTACTAGTTTGGGTGCATGGTATGCCAAAAAACTAGCAGACATATATCATGCCGAAATGTGGTTGGCAAATCCATGTTTTGAACCAAGTAAAACTTTGGTTGAATTAAAAGTAGAATCAGAAATTGCCAACAAATATGAAAAAATAATTCCCCCAGAAACAATGGTTAGATATTTTCTTTCCAAATATGATGAAGTTATTGATCATAGTGAATTAATTACAGAAGTTAAACCAAGTTTGATTACTATTGTTGATGGTGAAACACATAGATTTAATAAACGTGGGTTTCAATTAGTAATGGAAGATATTGAAAAATATTTGAGTAAGTAATGGGTCAGTGGCAGAGTCCGGTTTATTGCAACAGTCTTGAAAACTGTCGAGTGGAAACGCTCCGTGAGTTCGAATCTCACCTTTCCCTCCAATTTTAGGAGTAGTTATGTTTAAATTTATAGAAAGGTATTTTTTCCGAATGCGTTAGGTTACGTATAAGGAGAAATACATGAGTAGAACATATCGTTTTAGACACGATGAGTATATGATCAAAGATAAACTTTATGAATGGGTAAGAATGGATGAATATCATTACACTCATTATAAATTCTATCTGAATCCAAAGAGTAAAGAAGGTAAAAAACAAATCGCCGAGCGCCGCTCAGGCAAATTTATCATGCATTGGAATGGGCCCGCTTGGTTTCGCCGTGAATGTTCACAAGCGCCATATCGTGCTCGTTCAAAAAGATTGATACACAATTATATGCATGGTAAAGCGGAAGATGTTGTAATTGAAACAAAACCACACTTGCCTTATTGGTATTGAAAGTAGCTCGCCCTTGCATAGGGCGTATAATGTGACAAGTTCTATGCAAATTAGGTTCTTAGTTCAATGGGAGAATTACTGGTCGACATCCAGTAGACAAAAGTTCGATTCTTTTAGAACCTACCATATTGAAGTACATTCACCTGACCTCTGACGTTGGGTCCTGTTAAACCGTATCCGGACGCTGGGATAATGATAAGAGTGTATTTCAATATGGTAACATGCTGACTTAGCTGATGTGGTCATAGCGGCGGTTTGAAGAACCGTTGAAGTTGGTTCGATTCCAACAGTTAGCACCAATAAATAATGGCTATAACAGTTTGTACAGATAAATAATATACTATATTATATAGGATAAAAATATGCATTATAATTTTATAGAAATTGGAACTAGTGATTACGATACATTGATTCAAGGTTCCAACGATGATACTGTGGGAATTTCTGTAGAACCTTTAAAATTTTATTTAGATAACTTACCAAGTCCAAAGAATGTTAAGAAAATAAATTGTGCTATTAGTGCAGATAATTCTCAGAGTTACGTTGATGTTTATTATATTCCTGACAATGTAATTTATCAAAATCAATTAACCAACAAGATCAAGGGATGCAATAAAGTAGGGTATTATCATTATCAACACACAAAATATAAACACTTAGTGTCTATAGAAAAAAACGTATTACAGATTCCTATCTCTCAATTATTCATAGATAATACAGTAGAATCAGTTGATTACTTAAAAATAGATACCGAAGGTAGTGATTGTTTTATTTTAAGACATTTGTTGAACTATTTAAAATCTAGACCAACAAGTAATTATCCTAAAAAAATAAGATTTGAATGCAATGGATTAACGGATCTTAAGATCATTGATGACACTATAGAACTATATATTAATAATGGATATGAACTTAAAGAAAGAACTGCTGATGACGCGGTGTTGATATACAATAATTAATATAATGCGAAAAGAGAAGAAATGTATAAAGTATATTGGACTGAAGAAGACGGTCAAGCACGTAGTGAAGATTATTTAGAAATGATAGAGGCACTAACACGAGTCAATAATATGCGTACTGTAGGTCGTAGTTATGTGGCCATGGTAGGAGAGAATCCAAATCAAGTTGGCAAAATGGGAGTGGATAGTATAGAAGATGGTAAACTTCCAAATGGTGAAGATTACACTTGGAAAAAGCGTAGAATTTGATATTATTTGAAACCTAATCTATTCAAGATGTTTAATGCTCGTGTACGTAGTTTATTTTCAAATTCACTTTCGGTTAAAATACCTTTTTCAAGATTACATTTACCACAAGTAACTTGTAAATTACTAATTGAAGTTGGCCCACCTTTGGATTCTGGTATTACATGATCTAAATGTATTTCATTTTTAAGTAAATCTATATCACAATATACACAACGTAATCCATCACGTTCAATTACAATACGTCTCATGTTAGTTGGAATTCTTTCTTTACTCATGATAATATTTATAATGATTTTTTATAATTTGTAAATTTATTGGAGAAATTAAATCCATGAATAGAAATACTCTAATCTCATCATCATTATTTTCGCTCCAATGTGGCACACGATTATTCATTTCATAAATTGTACCGACTTCAAGTGTATATATATCATTATCAAAATTTGTATATGATAAATTAGTGGTAATAATAGGAACAACTAATCTTTTGGAATATCTATGATAAAATGATTCATCAGTATGTCGTATTTGTTTTCCATGTGGGATAATAGCAACAAAATGACTTTTAAGATGGTAATGATCTGGGAACAATTGATGAATTTCTGATGAAATTATATCTCCAAGTTTAGTAAGTTCTAATGTGGATTCTGTATAATTTTGTTTATAAGTTGAACGAATATGACACATCAATGAACTTGGAGTAAATTGAATACAGTAACTATCATTAAATGCTACATCTTTTTCTTTGTTGTATAATAAACATGGATCATGATCCCAATCATAATTATTAAGTTTAATTTGTAATAGTGATAAAACATCACTATTAGTAATAGTTGATAAAGTGTTTATATTTCCATTAAATTTCATATATATATTTATAATATTAAGTCATTATAAGATAAAATCATGATTAATAATGTTGTAAAAATACAACAAAATAACTTGACGATAATTCAATTTTAGTGTAAAATATACACATACACTAGAGAAAAGGAAGTAAAAATGAATTTACTAAATCAGATGGCATGTGCAGAAGAGAAATTTTGTGATAAATTAGATGCCGAAGGTCCCGTTGTTATTCACGGCATGAAGTTTGATCGTAGTTTGATCATGAGAGTAATGGCAGAAGATTATTATTCTGATGCTCTTGATGCCTATATGATTGAACTCGGTATTGATATTGACGGCGAATAAAAAGCTTGACAATAAATCAGTATTCAGTTATAATAGTTGTATAGTAAGTAGTAAACGTTCTTTAAAAATTAGACGCAATATTGAAGCATATTTTTGTGAGTACATGGGTCATGCCTGTGTAAGTACACTAAGGTTATCGCTTCCGTTAGGTTAGTATGATTCCCATGTCTGGTCGCAGATGTTGCTCATACGAAACATGGACTATAACGCCAGCCACGGATTCCGTATGGGTTGGATCGGTATATGGCGGACATAACAGGCGAGAGTAATGAGAATGATTTCGATATCTTGGAAAACGAGCCGAGCTAGAATTTCTGTCCTCCCTTAGTAAGTATGTTTCAATATTGTGTAGAATATAAAAAAAAGACTTGACGATAAATCAGTAATCAGTTATAATAGAAGTTCAGTAAGTAAATCGTTCTTTAAAAATTAGACGCAATATTGAAGTACATTGTAAGCCGTTAGTAGTTGAGCCTGAACGAGAACTACAGCACTTCTAGAGTGGCTGGTTCAGCCGAGGTAACGATCATCGCTACATTCAGTGTATTTCAATATTGTGTTACATAATATTTTTATGTCTTTGCCCTTTAGAAGACTAGCAACCTCTTCTACCGTATTGAGGAAATACGGGTTCGACAGATCGGTGCAGAAGACATAAAAATATTGTGTAAATCACAATAGAAGTACGTTGACTTCTTTACGTTGGGAAACGTAGTCCTGTCGGGAGACACTACTGAAGTCTTCATTATAAAACACATTGCCGAACCGAGTATTATGGTAGAAAGGCCACAAGCTGTAATGTGTTTTATAATGATGTAGTAACGAGCACGGTGCCTAATCAGCGCCTAGTCTGAGCCCAGACGATGAAGTAGCTGTGATGGCTACGGGTGGTTCAAGCAAGGGTCTGCCTTTGGTAACAAAGGGTGAAGAATCTGCTTCAGCGAAAGCTGCGGTCTAACCTAACCGGCGTTTGCAACACGAGAGTTCTCCCTGTGGGAGCGGATGGAAGGCATAGTTAGTCAACTTCTCTATGCTATAGTTACCGCCGCAGGGAGAAAGCACTTATTGTTATTAGTTGTATTGTTTTGGAAAAAATCTGTGTTCACCAGATTAATGCACTGGCGATTTTCGCTCTGTCCTGCAGGCATCGAATATACAGTTGTGCCAAACGAAATCAAGATCAACACTGGCCAGTGTCCTTGTATAATGTTTGGGCGATAAAAGCAAACGACAATAGGGTTATTGTTGTCTATAACGAAACAATACAACTAATAACAATGGTGGCTATAGTGTAATGGAAGCACCCCTCCCTGTGAAGGAGTTAGCCTGAGGTCGGTACTCAGTAGTCACCCCAGTAAAAGTTTAATGTGTGGTATGGAACAATGGCGTTCTAGCTGGTTGTAACCCAGTGGCCTTAGGGCGGGTAGGTTCGATCCCTACATCACACACCAAGTACATAAGATAGCGACCAGTAAGGCACGTGACTGAAAAATCGCCGTAAAGTCGAGGTGGGGCCGGTAGATAACCTCGTGAAACACCGGCCAGAAATTTAATAGCCTGAGGTATGGCAGGTTTAGGCCATACAGTCCTTTCCCAAGGATCACCAATTCTAGAAAATTGGGCCGATGAGGATCTTTGCCTGACCACAGGTGCAGATTGACGGGAAATTGGGAAGCAGTTGTAAGCAGTGGGAGATCGTTAAGATCGATATGAGCAATCATATTGAAGTACATTCAAGGCGTAGCGCACGCTGAGTGGTGGACATAGCATTGCCCCGTAATGGATCAATGTTGACAGGTTCGATTCCTGTAGAGTGTATTTCAATATGGTTATATCAGTTGTTAGTGGGTCATATATGGGACTGACACGAAGTGGTACATCGAGGCTCGGAATCTCGGACACTATCAACACATTAACACAAAGGTTGTTGCAACAATTTAGCGTGGTCGCAGACTGTACTACGGTCTTTTCGGTTCAATTCCGAGTGTTATTGGATATGCCATATTGAAGCACAAAACTTTATGAAAGAAGTTTTACAGTACCTGAATTGACAGGAACCTATTATGGTTGACATCTGGCAAGGGTGTATAGTCTGAAATGACAGAGTGTTTCAATATGGTTAGTATAGTAGATCGGGCGGGAGGTCGCTGCTAGTCACAGTGGACCCCAAACAGAGTCGCTAGAAGTCTACAATAGGTGAATGTGTCGCTTTGACCAGCTGCCACAGGATCAGACGATAAGACGCCATATTGAAGTACATTTTGCCTTGGATGCGTGGCATTGTTGTCGGATGCGTAGGGAGTGTAAGTGTATTTCAATATGGTAAGTAACAACAATACAGGACTACCATCGTGGCCGACTAGTCATCGTGCAATACAGTGGTCTCTCAGTGGTTGTGAATCTGAGGCTGAAGAACCGTGACTGGATCGAAATCTCGGAACCATATTGAAGTACATTTATCGTAAGTCGTTTCATTCGCTGATAAGTGTGTTTCAATATGGTATATCACATTACTAATTAAGTCTATGTGATTGTTACATGACTAAATAATAATAGGAGATACTACTATGACAAATGAACTTCGCACAGATATAGAATTACGAAATGCAGTTGATAGTTACTTGAATTATATCAAGAAAACCATAGAAACTCAAAGTTATCAAAGTGCTCAATGGGACGATGATATTGTTAAACAAGATCAGAATAATGTAAAAATTACTGCTCGTGAACCATTACTTAAAGTGCAAAAAGGTAAAAAATTCTGTAGTTATATAGTGAAACAAGATAGTGAAAACGTTAAACGTGGTGATATCTTGGGTCGTACATTTTTATTAAATCGCCCTTCATTTTCACGAGTATTAGGAAATGTTCTAGAAAAGAAATACGCTATTACATAAAATTTTAAAGGTAACAGTTCATGACTGATATTTTAGATATTCTTTATACTCCAATTGATGTTAAACCTGTCCCTGTATTTGACAGATTAAAACTAAATGAATGGTGTAAAAAAAATCAAATTCAAACAATACAGAATCGTATTGATGGTAGCAAAATTACAATAGACGATATCTATCCTTGGGATATTGTTTATGCCAGAAAAAATGGAAATTGGTTGGAAGATTTTGATAAAAATTTTCCAGAATTGGCAGAATATTTTTATTCTGCATTTTCATTACAAGAATCAGAATTAATGGCCGCAATATTACTTCCAATGAAATCACATTATGTTGGTTCAACCTATTGGCATGCCGACCCTGATGAAATTGGATTAAGATTGTATCTTGAAAATGATGAAATTGATAGAGATTTTTTATTAATTAAACCAACCAAGAAAAAATATCAATCTAGGGAAGAATTGGGTAAAATACCAGAAAATGGTATTACTCCCAAAGTACAAGATATAACATATTCAGCTAAAATTTTAAAATCTCATAATGGATTTTATCTTAATAATGTTAGATCGATACATACTGTAAATGTTGATAGACCTAATTCCATAAGATTGGCAGTATTAATAATTACCGAAATGAAATCAGATAAGATATCTTCTTCAGTAAAAGATTTGATAGTACAATCAGCAGAAAAATACTCTGATTTATCTATTCGTTGGACACCATAAAATATTAATATATCCAAATTCTGTTGACATTAAATTAATTTTGTGAGATAATACGTTGTATTAAATATACATTCACAAAAGGAAAATAAAATGTCAACAACTATTAAACAAATTAACGAGCAAGTCGAAGCATGGCAAACAGAAGATACAAAGTTTGCAGGTGGAAATTCGGCCGCTGGTACTCGTGCCCGTAAGGCATTAGGTGAACTAGCCAAGTTGATTAAATTACGCCGTAATGAAATCACTGCAGAGAAAAACGCTCGTAAAGAAGCAAAAACAAGTTAAGTATTACATACAGCTATCGTCTATCGGTTAGGACACTGCCCTTTCACGGCGGTAAGAGGAGTTCGATTCTCCTTAGCTGTACCAAATTATGGCTCGTTAGTATAATGGTTATTACACGGGATTGTCTATCCTGTTATGGGAGTTCGATTCTCCCACGAGTCGCCAAGTTTTGTAAGTGTTAGCAAGAGAGAAAGCCTGTTCCGCAAGATAAAGGTGAGTTGGGCCTAATTAGCCTAGTAGCAAACAAGTATCTCCCTAGTAACGTACCCTTGAAAGTCAGGCGCCCTTGATTCAAAGACTCAAATGGTTCCAATAGTGAGAGGTGGAACTACTTACAAATTCATTTCGGAGATGAAGCATCAATGGTGATGCAGTGGACTGTAAATCCGCCGCGCTTGCGCACGACTGGTTCGATCCCAGTAATCTCCACCACTATTCAATAATTGATCACAAGCTTTAATGGTGAAGCATTCGGCTCTTACCCGAAAGAATACGGTTCGATACCGTAGTGGTCAACCAACTATCAAAATTATCAAAGGAGAAAGAATATGAATTTATGGGATTTATGGAACAAACAAGTAGCATTTGAAACACTAAAAGGTCAAGTAATCACAAAAGTAACACAAACAGATGACACTATCTCTATTGAAACATCAGATGGTAGTTCGTATTTAATGTATCATTCACAAGATTGTTGTGAAAATGTATATGTTGAATCTATTGTTGGTGATTTAGATGATTTGTTAGATTCTGAAATTTTGTTGGCAGAAGAAGTATCGGGTGAAAATCCTGAGGGTTGGACTGAAGACAAATATGCAGAATCTTACACATGGACTTTTTATAAATTGGCAACTAGAAAAGGTTACGTTGACATTCGCTGGTTAGGTGAAAGTAACGGATACTATTCTGAAAGTGTCAATTTTGCAAAAATTAAATAATTAATGGTAGCGAGCACTGGTGTGCGGCGGGATCTTATAAGTCCTGGAGAGTGGTCAGATGGGCTGCAACGGTAGAGTTCGAATCTCTACGCTACTACCAAATAAAAGGAAGTAAAATGGAAAACGTTAAAATGTGGATCGGCGATATGGAAGTAGAACGTGCCGCTCTAGATCAAATTCGTAATATATCAGAATTGCCAATCTTGGCTGGACATATGGCAGTAATGCCAGACGTTCATATGGGTAAGGGTGCTACTGTTGGATCAGTTATACCAACTCGTGGTGCTATTATACCAGCCGCAGTTGGTGTAGATATTGGTTGTGGAATGTGTGCAGTAATGACTAACTTAACTGCCGAAGATTTACCAGAGTCATTGTTTTCATTACGTAACTCTATTGAACGTGGTGTTCCAGTTGGATTCAATGAACATAGCCGTAGTTCAATTAAAGTTAAAGGTGCAGCTGCAGATAAGTTACGTCAAGCTGAAACTAAAATGTTTCAACGTTGGGAAAAGTTGACATTGCGAGACAAACTAGGTCGTGCTGATCCATACAAAATTGCCAATCAAATTGGTACTTTGGGTGGAGGAAATCACTTTATTGAACTTTGTTTAGATAGCGAAAACCGTGTTTGGGTTATGTTACATTCTGGTAGTCGTGGAATTGGTAACCAAATCGGTACTGTAGCTATTAACATGGCTAAAGAAATTGCTATACGTGAACAACGTAAATTGGTAGATTCAGATTTGGCATGGTTAGATGAAGGTACGGCTGAATTCAATATGTATATTGAAGCTATGCAATGGGCACAGGATTATGCAATGCTTAATCGTGATACTATGATGCAAATTGTACTACAAAATCTGCTTCATATGTTTCCTAAGATGAAAACTCTTGGTGAAATTGTAAATGCTCATCATAACTTTACTAACTTTGAAAATCATTTTGGTCAAGATATGTGGATTACTCGTAAGGGTGCTGTATCTGCAAAAGCTGGTCAAATGGGTATCATTCCTGGTTCTATGGGTGCTAAATCATTCATTGTACAAGGTAAGGGTAACGAAGATTCATATTGTTCATGTAGTCATGGTGCTGGTCGTAAACATTCACGTAATGGGGCTCGAAAGTTATTCAGCTTAGAGGACTTATCAGTACAAACTATGGGTGTTGAATGTCGTAAAGATGATGGTGTATTGGATGAAATTCCAGGCGCTTATAAAGACATTGATCAAGTTATGGCTGCACAAACTGATTTAGTTGAGATTGTACATACTCTAAAACAGGTAATGTGTATTAAAGGGTAAGGAGAAAATTATGCCCACGGCATTTTTATATTCAGACCCTCATTTTAGTCACGCAGGTATTTGCCAATTTTTCAGAGCAGATGGCGTGACTAAATTGAGACCGTTTGAAGATGCAGCAGAAATGGATGAGTATTTGATAGAAAGATTTAATGCCACTGTTAGCCCACGAGATAAAGTTTATTTTTTGGGTGATATTGTTATTAATAAAAAGGCATTAGATGCAGTTATGCCCAGACTTAATGGTGATAAAGTATTGATTAGAGGTAATCATGATATCTATAAGTTAAAGGATTATTCCAAATACTTTAGAGATGTACGTGGTTATCACATACTGGATGGTATGATTCTTAGTCATATACCTATTCACCCAGATAGTCTTGGTAGATTTGGTACCAATATTCATGGTCATTTACATGAAAAACGAGTTCGTAAGGCTCGTGGTGTTGATGCCAGAACAGGAGAAATCTTGTATAGTACTGAGATTGATACTCGTTATCATTGTGTATGTGTAGAACAAACTGAATATGCCCCAATTTCATTTGATGATGTTATCATGAGAATTGAATATGAGGGTGGTACTGTTGGTTTTCGTAATGGCAATTTTAAAAGAGAAATGTAGTCGTCCGAAATACATTGACTTTAAATCAGAGTCAATGTATAATAGTTAAATAGTAGAGAGTAAGTTGGGCAGTTGGCCGAGTGGTTAAGGCAACAGATTGCTAATCTGTCATTCCGAAAGGGGTGCATTGGTTCGAATCCAATACTGCCCGCCAAGTTTTTTTATAGTCTATAATGATAGATAGTAAATAGTAGTAACAAATGCAGGGTTCGTATAGTGGTAATACCTTAGCCTTCCAAGCTAATGCTGAGAGTTCGATTCTCTTACCCTGCTCCAAATTTTATAGGAAGTAAAATGGCTGTAATAACTGAAGATCGTTTAAAACAATTAATGATTGAGGCAGGTGGATCCACTGATGAAAAATCGTGGGAAATTGCTAGAAAGTTTGCCAGTTTAGTATTACAAGATAATGCAAGTTTAAATCCAACAGTTAAAAATTTAACAGACGATGAAATACTAGAATTATGGGATTGGAATAGTGGTGAAATTTTAGCCACTGATATTTTAGATTTTGCCAATGCTCATTGGCGAGTTTTATCAGGACTTATTTAAAGGAAGTAAAATGGGCAATCCAACACCATTAGAACTATTAAGAAGAGACGAAGAAATAAGAAAAAAAAGATCAGAGTTGAGCAAAACATTGTCTGAATTAACGTTGCCTCTTACTGACGAAACTATACCACAACGAGTTACTAACGAATTATCTCAGGAGAAGTAAAATGGCACAACGTAATCAAAAACGAGATCCAAACAAAACCAAAACTGGTAAACCACGTTTAGGTGGATTAACAGTAAGTCAACTTACTACTATGGTTGAGAAAGAAGGTAAGAAGAAAATTAAGGCAAAGATTCTTAATCAGATTCGTATTGTAACTAGTCGTAAAGACTATGTTGAAAAAGTTGTTAGTACTGAAGTAACCGAATAAAAGTTTTGCCCCCATAGTTAAATGGTATAACGGTGGTTTTGTAATCCGCAGTTTGCAGTTCGATTCTGTGTGGGGGCACCAAAAATATAAATGATAAAAGTTTGTCCAAAATGTAATGTTGAACACACGATGAACGGAAAATTCTGCTCTAAAAAATGCGGAAATTCCAGAACGTGGACTAAGGAACAAAATGAAAGTCGTTCCAAGAAAGTCGCTCTTCATCATGAAGAGCATGGACATCCACAACTAGGAGTATCTGGATGGAAACATACAGATGAACAGAAAGAAATAAAACGTCAACGAAGCATAGAATATTATGATAAAGTTGGCAGAAAAGAATATACTGATCAAGAACTAAAGGCGAAACGAGTCGAAGGAGTTCAGGCATACAGATCAAGAAAGTATGACGCAACACCACACGATGCTGATAGAAAATTGATCAGAATGATTTACGAAAGTTGTCCGACAGGGTATGAAGTTGATCACGTTATAGCTATTAGCGAGGGTGGTAAACATCACGAAGACAATTTACAATATCTTCCAGCAATGGAAAATAGAAGAAAGAATAGAACGCAGAATTACGATAGAAGTTTAGTCGTAAGATGGCAAGATGTAGTAAAAGTTTAATTCCGTGAGAGCCGCAAGGTGTGGCAGCAGACTGTTAATCTGTGCGAAAGCTAGTTAGGTTCGATTCCTAATCGCGGAGCCAAAGTTTTGTTGATAAGATAACTTAAAATGTTATCAATCAACCGTGTAAGTAAAAGGTAGATGAGAGTAGATTGATAGTTACTTGGTCGCAAGACTAATTAACGACACATCTTGATAATTCGTACTTTGTGTTGTGATCCAAAACATTTTGTATATTGCTGATCATGAATATAAAGTCTTCTGCTTATTTGTATTTTGACAATTGTATTGAAGATAGTCTATGTACATCTTCTATTGTTTATTGTCCGGTCTATTACTTGACCTTTTATTACTCGTTAATCATTTTAAATTAAAATCAAGGAATAATATGAACATTTCATTACGTAAGGCAAGTGCTATTCAGAATCGTATTTTGGAGGCAATTCGTGAAATTAAAATTGAAACTTCAATTCAATTGAATGAGTTTCAAGACGCTGAAACAATGTTGAATCAGGCTAGTGAAACATTGTGGGAAAATGATCAGCGCCGTAATCTATTATTGTTATCATTATATAACATTCGTGGATTGGTTGGTGCAGCTAATAGTGCTAGTGGGGTTGATTTGGCATTGTCTAAAGCCGCATTTATTGACAAACGTATCGTTCAATTGTCAGAATTTGCTAGTTTATCACCAGTAGATAGTATTGATGTTATCAATGGTCGTTTGGCAAAAATCAAAGAAGGTGATCAAAGTCAACGTAGAAATATCTATGGTAATCCAGACACAGTACAAACCTCAGTGATTACATCATTACGATTGAGTAAGATCAAAAGTGAAATTTTGTATTTGAAAAAAGAAAAACAGAAACTCAATGATGAGATTCTGGAATTGAATATCAAAACAGAAATTCCATTGGCTGATGAAACAGTCAAAGTATTGACAGATGAAGGTTTGATTTAAATCAATGATTATATCATAATATTCTAATCTAAAAATAGATAAATATCACTAGAAAATGAATATTACTGAGAGAAATCTGATATGAAGTGTGCATGGGTAGAAAATATGATGAGTATTGAAACAGACGGATGGACACGTCCTTGCTGTTTAGAAACATCTGATCTGGCCAAAATTATTTCTATAGATGATGGTATTAAAAATGCTTTTAATCATCATCGTCTATTAGATTTGCGAAATAATCTCATAGACGGATATTCTGAAAAAACTAAAAATTATTGTGGTAGATGCGAACAACTTGAAGTTAACAATCAACCTAGTATGCGAACGTCAACTAAGTTTATTAGTGATACTAGAGAATTAAAAGTTCTACAATTTAAAATGAGCAACAAATGTCAATTGGCATGTGCTCATTGTGGGCCTGATCGTAGTAGTACTTGGGCAAAAGTATTAAATATAACTCCACATGTTAAAGTAGCATTTGAAATTACTAATAAATTTGTTGAAGAACTAATAGAATTATTACCAAATATCACTGTACTTAAATTTAGTGGTGGAGAACCGTTCTTAGACCCAGATCATTGGAAACTACTTGATAGATTAAAACATGTTGATCGTAGTCATTGTGAAATACAGTACATCACAAACGGATTAGTCAAACCTCGTATTGACTTATGGGAAGGATGGCGCGAAATTAAATGTAGTGTGAGTGTTGATGGATTTGAAGATACTTACGAATGGTTCAGAAGAGGTGCAAGTTGGACAGAACTATTGAATAATATAACAGTATTGACACAACATACTAACTTGTCTATCAACTATTCTATAACTCCATTTACATTTCAAAACTATCATACAGCAAACGAATATTGGAGTAAAAAATATTCATTTAATGGTTTTCCTATTGTATATCCAGATCATTGTAATATGTTAAAATTCCCACAACGAATAATAGAATGTACTGATAATTGGCAATCTATACCGTTTTCTACTGGTGCAAATTCAGATGCATTTTTATCTGTATTTAGAACATGGGCAATAAAAAGTGATATTCGTTGGAATACTGTTGGATTGTCACAAAAGTTATTTTCTTGGGTGTAATATTAATGTTAGTATTCAAACCATTAAGTTTACCTATATCTTTGAGTTCTAAGTTTAAAATATCAGAACTTGTAGAAAAATACAGAATACAAAGATATTCTCCTGATCAAGTATTATCTAACGAAACATTAAACTTATTACAATCATTAAATTGTGAGGTTAGAGAAGTTCAGTTATTCTCATCTAATCCTATGCAGAAGTTTCAAATACATATTGATGGTCATGACAGTAGTAATGGCATAGGAGCGGTTAATTTAGTAATAAATAATAATACAAAATGGGAAATGGAATGGTTTACTAGACTGAATAATACTGAATTAGACAAATTTGTTTCTTCAGGAACTACATCTTATATGAAATTAAAAGAGTCCGAATGTAAATTTTTATCAAAACATAACTCCAAAGATGCTTTTTTAGTTAGAGTAGATATTCCACATAGAATTGTCAATAACGATATTAATCCAAGACATTGTATTAGTATTAGATTTTTAGATAATAACTTTGAAAGATTGAATAATATATTATCATGAATTTCACTTATGTAAACTTGCCAAATCTACCTGTGGAATTTGAACAACGATGTTTGAACTTAATTCCATTAAGTTGGACTGATAATAGACTATTAGAATTAAACAAAAAAGAAGGAATTAGTCATAGTTTAACTTATTTGCCACCTATAGTTAAAAATTGGATTATAAAAAATATTATACCTATTATAGATCCAGAATCTCAACATCCAGAATTAATAAATAAAATGATGTTACATATTAACAAATATATTGAGCATAGTCAAGGAAAAGGAGTACATCCTATACATATAGATTATGCACGAAAATATGCTTTTAATTATATCTTAACACTAGGTGGTTCTAAACCTATTACTAGTTGGTACTTGGATGATAAAATTACAGTAATAGAAGAACATCAAATTGAAGAAAAAAGATGGCATTTGATACATGTAAATCCAGCATGGCATGGAGTTAAAGGACAACAAGAAGGACAGTTCAGAACAATTATAAGTTTATGCTTTGATCCAGAAGATGTAAATACTTTTAATCCCAAAGAATATTTTAATCATATTATAGAATGAATTACTATCCATTAAACACTGTTAGTACAGTTAAATCAAATATACTCAATTATGTTGAGTCTAGTGATCAATGGTTTTCTAGTAACGGATTTGACATACTTAAAATTCCCAACAATTTATTAGATACAACATTATTAAAAATTAAATTTAAATTTAATGGGAGTGCTATTGTTTTTAAAATGAATCCAAATACATTTTATAGATTTCATACTGATGAACGTAGACAATGTGCTATTAATTTGTTACTAACTGGACTAGATAGTAATTGCTATTATGGTGATCAGACTGATAACGAAGAAGTCATTGAAAATGTTACTGAGTTAAAGTATGAATCAGACAGATATTACTTATTAAACACACGTAAGAAACATGCGGTTAGAAATGGTAACAATGTTAGATATCTATTAAGTATGGGATTTAACAATTATGATTACGACACTGTAAAAAAATATTGTCAGGATCAAAAAATATGATAACAAAAATAATGGGTAGTAAAAAATATAACTATTGCTACGGAGACTCTAGATATGAAAAGATAGAGAGTTTCAATGGAATTCATCGTTCAGAAATGAACAGCGAATATCATAGAACCATTTCAACAGAATCTATTACTTCCGATTACGTGTTAGTGTGTGGATGCAGTCAAAGTCAAGGGGAATCTGTGTCTCTTGAGAAAACATATAGTAGTATATTACAAGATTTATTAGAAATGCCAGTATATAATATTAGTATTGGTGGCAGTGGGTGTGATTTTATTAGTAAAAATATTCAAGAATGGATTCTCAACTTTCGTATTAAACCAAAACATGTTATAGTACAATGGAGTTGTCCAGATTCTAGAATGTATTATATAAAAGATCAAGAATTATATCATCTAGGTCCATGGACAATTGACAAAAATTTTAGACATAATTTATGGAAAAAAGAGTATGAATTTCAATCAATTTATCTTAGTAATATAGATAAATTCAGTCAACTAAGTATTAATTCTAGACTAGAACTTATTGAGTTTTTAAATTTACACAAAATAAATTTCACTGAATTTAAATACGGTGATTTTAATAAAATTTTTCCAAATGCTAGTAGTATTGAAAATATAGATTTTGGATCTGACGGTAGACATATGGGAGAAAAATCTCATCAAAATCTAGCAGAAATAATTTCAAAAATGTTACATAATATAATATGATATATCATAATGTAGTCTCTCAAGAGATAATCAATGATTCCATCAATGATTATAATAGTAGAATCTTGTATGATACAACCTTAATGAACAAGGCTGGACCCGGTAGTAGTCTTGAATTGTTTACTCCTATTATAGAACGAATATTAGATAAACAACTAGTTTACAAAAGTGGAAATTTTTATAAACACTCTGCTCCATATTTACCACATACAGATTATAAAACATATCATAACAATACTATCAATGTGGTAATACCACTAATGTACACTGGATCACAGGCTAGTTTAATTATATTTGATCAAGAGTGGGAACAAGATAGCGTTACTTGGTGTATGCAACATAATGTAATGTATTTTTCAACAAATATAGGTGTAAAAGGTTATCCTCGTGAGTATCCTATAACAAATAAAACAGGAAAATCAATAGATGAAACTTTATATAATCAATATCTATCTCATTATCCAAAACATGGATTATTAGAGTTATCAGGAACTGCATATTTGTTTGAGCCAGGAAGTATGATAATCTTTAATAATAAAAAAATACATTGTACATCTAAAATGAACGGTGAAAAGTTAGGAATCAGTTTGAGATATTCAATGAATTAATTAAACCAATTGATTTGTTTTTATCAAATAATTTATGACACCACAATATTACTTCTTCTTTATTTTCAATAATTAATTTGTGTTTATTATTTTGAATGACATATTTACTATCTTTAGTGATCCAAGATATATTTGAAGAAACCAAATCTTCATAATAAATTATTTCAGGATTTTGAATTTCTAATTTATCTTGCATTGTACAAAAATTATCTTCAAATGAGTTTATAAATTGATCAGTATATACTATCTCATCATATGTTATTGATATACTATTTGATAGTTTTTGTTTATCAGTTATTGAATCCCAAGAATTAAAATGTCGTGATATTAAAAAACTCCAGAAAATATCGTAAAAAGATTTTCTTTTTAGAAACACAATTTGATAATTTTTAATTATATTATAAATATCATTATTATAATACATGTGTTGATTGGCTTGCAATTTAATAACATGAAGTTTTGGAATTTTAAGTATATTATAATACCAATTTATTCTTTCTTCAATTATTTTTTCTTTAAATTTAACATGAGCATTGAATTCTTTAGTTATTATATTTAAATTATGATCTAATATTAGATTTATATTAGGATTAAAAAATTCATCATATGATTTATAATGATTAATTGAATCACAAATCCATGTACTACCGGAACGTTGATGTGATATTATTGCCAACGGTTGAATGTTGTTAGGTGCCCACTTCATATAATTTCTCCATAATATATTTATAAATATATATAGAGTTAAATACATATGAATAACTAACTGTCACGAGACTAATATTATGATAACAATTTTAGAAACAATAAACTATCAACTAGTATTAGATGCATACAATTTATTAGAATCTAGTATACAATGGACCGATTACGGTCATAAAGGTAAACAAACAGGATTACAATATAAAGATAATGAAGATCCATGGACTAGTGCAGTTGGAAAAAGTAATGGTGAAGAACTTTCATATACTAATTTAAATCCATTTTTTAAAGATACTATATTTGAAGAATTAATTGACAAATACAAACTACTTAGAACTAGATTAATGTGGGTCGGACCATATGCATGTTATAGTATACATAAAGATGAAACTTCTAGAATTCATATTCCGTTAATAACCAATTCAGAATGTTATTTTCTTTTTCGTACTGGACGACTTACAAATTTAAAAACAGGATTTGTATGGCGTGTTGATACAACTAAAGCTCATACATTTATAAATTGTAGTGATCAACATAGACTACATTTGGTTGGTGTAGTATAAAAATTCGGATCAATGATATTTGACAATAAATCATTATTGTTGTATAATAGTATCTTAGAATGAAAGATTGATAGAAATGCCTCTGTAGCTCAGTGGTGAGAGCAGGCGACTCATAATCGCTTGGTCGGGGGTTCAAATCCCTCCGGAGGCACCAAAACTGGCGTTAGTTCAACGGATAGAACAGTAGCCTTCTAAGCTATTAATAGAGGTTCGATTCCTCTACGCCGGACCAAAATTCTGTGTGTTGTTTTAATTGAGATAAATTAATATGAAATCAGCACTATTAGTTATATTAATAGTAATGTTATCTGGCTGTGTAATGGGCCCACGTGGTCAAGTTTGTTGGCAGAAAACATTATATCAGGGTAGTATGTACAATGTCACTTGTAATGCAGGTGATCGGCAGTAAAAAGTATTGCGAGAGTGGTGGAACGGTATACACTGGAGACTTAAAATTTCCCGCCTTAGGGATTGAGGGTTCAAATCCCTCCTCTCGCACCAAACATGGATCGTTAGCTCAGCGGTAGCAGCGTTTCCCTTACACGGAAAAAGTCGTAGGTTCGATCCCTACACGATCCACCATTTAACAAAAATATGACAACAAATTGTCCAAAATGTAATATAGAATTTGATGAACAAGGTAAATGGGGAATTAAAAAATTCTGTTCACGATCTTGCGCAAATTCCAGAGTTTGGCCAAAATCAGAAATGTTTGATTGTATTCATTGTAAAAAAGAATCTATTGTAAAAAAGAATCAACGAAATATTTATTGTTCTAATAAATGTCAGGGTGAGTATCAATGGGTAAATGAAACAATACCAAAAATTGAACGTGGGGAATTAACTCATAATCAAGTAAAACCTTTAAAAAAATATCTGAAAGAAACTCGCGAGGAAAAATGTTCTGAATGTAATTTGGGTCCTGAATGGAATAAAAAACCACTAACACTACAATTAGATCATATTGATGGAGATAGTGATAATAATTTTCCAGATAATTTAAGACTATTGTGTCCTAATTGTCATACTCAAACAGAAACATTTGGTAGCAAAGGATTGGGTAGTAGAAATAAAAAGTTTTCAAACAGAAATAAGTATTTACAAAAGTATAGAAATATAAAAGATTAGATCATTATATATTATATTTGTAACTGTTGGTTAATCTAAGTGTCTGAACATTTACCCATCTAGGTTGTGAAATCATCCATTCAATAACATCTACTATATACTCAACTTTCATTGGTGCTTTTCGTGTTCCATCAAAATTATCGTATACACTCTGATCTACAGGATTTGTTAGATAATCTCTATTGGTCATTCTAGTTTCAATAACTTGAGGTTCTAAGGTCATTACTCTTATTTGTTCTTGTTTAGATGCCAACATTTGACTTGCGGCACTTAGTGCATGTTTAGAGGCACTATAAATTATTAAAGGCAATGACCAATTGGCATTTCCTTGTTGCCATCCTGAGTAACTACTAATGTTTATAATATCAGATCCAGACTTCATTTTTTTAAAAAAGTTGATGAGCAAATCTATAGAAGCTACAGAATTTGTATCTAAAATAGGTTTAACTGATGATCCACCTATACCAGCATTGTTGATAAATATGTCTGGGTTGTATTTTTCTATTATAGATAGTCTAAAATCATTATCAGTTAAATCACCAACATCAGTTACAAATTCACCAGGAGTTCTGGAAATACCAACTATATTATATGTATTGGAAAATTTCTTGGCACAACCAAGTCCAATTCCACGACTAGTACCTGTTATTAACATTGTTTTCATTAAATTATTTATCCATAACATTTGACATATTATATTAATTAGAGTATACTTACTTATTATGACTAAACTTAGCAAAAGTCCAAACAGAAATACATTTCAAAAAAATAATTATATTAAACGTGCTATAGAGAAAGGGAAAAGTATGACTGATCCAACGGTAAAAAGTATGATAGATTGGTATGAAAGTTGGGATAAACTTGATCTTGAACATGAATCTGATCCAACTTGGAAAAAGAATAACATGGAATGGGATTTAAGAACCACAGATTGGATTCTAAAAAAAGTTAGAAATAGCGATAACTATGCCCAAAATCTTTATGCCGCAATATGTAATAATGATTTTATAAAAGAAGATGTAATTCAAATCTTAAAAGAAAATTATTGGTCAGCCAGTTGGCGTAGTGCTGGTGGAATCATTTCCAATATGAGACAAGAGGGTGATTACATTGATTGGTACTGTAGCGGCATTGGTAGTCAAGAAGATGGTTACGGTTTAGATGGATATATACCTGAACTAGATGAAGATAAGCGTGAGTATGTTCCAGAAAGTGTAGTTACTGACGAGATTAGAAAAGATTTACTAAAACTAGGTTGGATTGTAGTAGATAATTTAGAAGACAATTAATAAAGGAAATATATGAAACACGATAGAGTAATTGGTACAAGTATTAATCTTTATGAAACAGTATTAATGGCTGCAGCACGAGCCAGAGAAATCAGAGAGATTCGTTATAGTAAATATTCAGAATCAGGACTTTATATTCTTGGTGAATATAAAAAACAATTGACACCAACACAACAAGCGGTTGCCGATATTGAAAGTGGATTAGTTAAACGAGATTATTTAATTAAAGCTCTTAATCGTCCACAGAAAAAGAACAGAGGTTTTAATAAACATAAAAGGTAGAGTATCATGTATAAGAAACAAATAGATATAGACGAAGTAGTAGCATTTCTGGAAACTTGTGACACTGACACCAAGATTTATATTGGTTGTGATAGTGAACGATTTCAATTGAATAATGTCTGGTATGCCGACTATATTACCGCAGTTGTAGTACACGTTAATGGCAATAACGGATGTAAGATTTTTGGTGCCGTTAATAGAGAACGTGACTATGATCAACAATCTAATAAACCACGTATGCGTCTAATGACAGAAGTTTATAAAATTGCGGATTTGTATCTTACATTGAGTAAAGTTGTGGCACATGACATTGAAGTTCACTTAGATATTAATCCAAATGAACTTCATAATAGTAGTATCGTAGTAAACGAAGCTATGGGATATATCAAAGGCATGTGTGGAGTTATACCATTGGTTAAACCACGTGCATTTGCTGCCAGTTATGCGGCTGATAGATTCAAATCATTGACCGAATATCAACGTCAAATGGTAGCCTAATGAATTACTTATAGCCCCATTCCTAACGGTTTGGGGCTTTTTGTATTTATAATAGATCAATTTAAAAATATCTACTGAATTATAATTGTGTTTACAATAGACTTTGCCCACAATTTTATTGTTTCTCTACCCCAATGTGACAAATCTCTTGCTAAGTCACTTTTTTTAGGTAAATCTCGTTCAATATTGAAATAAAATGTTGGTATGTTTTCAGTCTTCCACATGGAAATTGCTCCTCTAAGACACATATAAGAATATGTTTCTGCGTGTCCTGCTTCATTGGTCCATAATGAATACAAATTTGAAAATTTTCCTTGATTTATTTTTTTATCAAAACTCCAATTTCCAATGGCTATTGATCCTGTCGATGTAAATAATGAAAGCCGAGTTAATGTAAAATCGCCATTTATTATAATTACTCCTTTTGGTCTTATATTTTTATCAATTAATCGTATACTATTAAACAATGTAACATCTGCTCCAGTTCCGCCTACACCTAAATTTATTACAGGACTATCTAATAGTTCAGAAAGTCTGGTAGATAATACGTCAGATTCATCCAGACCAATACCTTCTACACTAGAACATCCTAATACAATCCAACTATTACTCCAAGTTATATCATTCCATTCAGCACATCTGTATTTGTTCGAGTTGTGTTTATATGTAATTGAATGTGTTCGATAATACCAATCTTCCGATTGTGTTTTAAGATTTTCTTTATATAATGATTCTGAGTCGGATTCTGCCCAATTTTTATTAGATTGTTTCGCCGATAATAATAATAAATGATCTGTATATAAATCGTGTATAGTAATCATATTTTTATTTATCAATGAACTATTATTTACTTATGATAGTGATATAAAAAATAACTATAATATATTGTCACTTAAATTTACTTGACAATAAATCTAGTTTATAATATAATCAGTCTATGATAAAATTAAACAACTTTTTAAAATGGACTGCCACGATTTTAACCATCTTGGGAGCGTTAGCTATTAGCTATAAAATTGACCCACTTAATATATATTTGCTAAACGCTGGAAGTGTATTTTGGATCATTTGGTCACTAAGAATTCGTGAGTATAGTATCTTAGCGGTCAATGTGGTTATGATGTTAATTTACGCTCATGGTTTGATTATCAGACTGGTTTAGCCGCTCCCTAAGCCATTTGTTTTGATTTCATGTCATCTAGTATCAAAAACGCTAAAAAAACGCTCAAAAACGCTATAAAATGTGTTGTTTTTATGCAACATTAAGAAGATTTTAGTAGACATTATATCAGATATACCCTATAATAGATGTATGGTTAATGAAACGGAGAAGGACTTGAAACAGTACAACAACGTAGAGCTTAATAAAGAGCTCATGAGTGTAGTGAGTCAGTACTCAACTGGGTTACTTACTGACATTGAGTTACTTCAGTGTTGTGACAAGTTGAAAGAGTTGTATGCCTCAATTGATTTGAGTGAGTTGTGTGACCCAAACACTGGGTTACGTTACCCTAAGAATTACTCGCCCTTTAACACTAAGGAGTAGTCAATGACTAAAGTAAGAAAGCCCACTCACATTGAAGTACTTCACAAAGAGCTCTTGAGTGTTATCAATCAGTACAACACTGGGTTGATTACTGACATTGAGTTGTTACTATACTGTCGGCCACTACAAGAGATATATGCCAAGATGGACTTAAGTGGTCTGTATGATGGCAATGGCATTCGTTACGTCACAAATCCTTTTAACACTAAGGAGTAGTCAATGACTACAAAAGAAACTCAAGCTGTTAAGATGTTTGAAGACAGTATTGCTCATTTGATAGAGTGGGGGTTAATGACTCGCCCATTAGCCATTCGTTGGATGTCTGAACATGACGGCGTTGTATTAAGTCGTGATGAGGTTTGTACTAAGTATGGATTGCCTGTTGATTACTTTGCCGGAGACTTTTAATAATATGACGGTCACAAGAAAACGGAGAAACGATTGTACTCACTTAATCTATGTTATTAATAACATAGTGACAGGTGATCAATATATCGGAATCACTGTTAAGAATGTGGGCGGAATTAAAAAGACACTTCATCGCCGTATTCAAAAACACGTACAACGTGCTTTGGCTGAAGACAAGGGTTGGGCATTATCTGAATCAATTCGTAAACATGGATCAAAATCTTTTACTTATGGATTTGTTGAAAGTGTACGTGGTCGTTTAGCGGCTCATAGTCGTGAACGTGAATTGATTCGTGAATTTAATCCAAAATTGAATACATTCTAATAAAAAACACTTGACACTAAATTGATAATTCTGTATAATATATTATAAACTGAAAAAAGAGAAAATTATGATCACAGTACAAGGTTTTGACGACAAATTCTGGACATTTCCCGGTGGGGAACGTTCAGTAAAATTGACACCAGATGGGCAAACAAATTGTATGCCAATTCAAATGCGTATGGATTTCAAGAGTTCAGATGATTTGGTGGATATGATGTTGGCGGTAAATGCACTCAAACACATGTATGGGCCAGAAATTGGCATTAATCTGTCTGTTCCATATTTCCCATTTAGTCGGCAAGATCGTGTTATGACTAGTGGCGAATCATTCGGACTTCAAGTTGCGATTGATATGATCAAAATGTGTAATTTTAGTAAAGTTACCACTTGGGATATTCACAGTGATGTAGCTGGCGCAATGTTCCCAGCCGGTGTATTTCATAATGTTACACAAGCCGACTTGTGGGCTGAATCCATTCGTGACATGACAAAATCAGAAACAACCGTTATTGTATCGCCTGATGCCGGCGCCCTCAAGAAAATTTACAAAGTGGCAGAGGCTACTGGTCAATCTGTAGTTGAAGCCAAGAAAATTCGCGACGTGGCTACGGGTCATATTGTCAAGACAGAAGTTGATGGATCCAAACTTTCTGGATTTGAACGAGTTGTTATCGTTGACGATATTTGTGACGGTGGACGAACATTTATAGAATTGGCAAAAGTAATTCGTGATAGCGGGTTTAAAGGTACCTTAGTACTGTGTGTTACTCACGGAATCTTCTCTAAAGGTCTGGATGTGTTTCTTGAGGATTTTGATGAAATTCACACAATGAACAACATTAATAACGTTGATTTAGACTCATTTAATCACTCAATGTGATAAAACTTGACAATAAATCAGTATTTTGATATAATATTTACATAGACTAAAGAAAAGGAAAAGAAAATGAAAATCACCGCTCTTACTTCAATGGATTCCTACAAATTAGGTCACGGGGAAATGTACCCTGAAGGCACTACTAAAGTTTACTCAAACTTTACTCCACGTTCAATGTCACATTTCAATGTGCCTGATGAATACAAAGCCGACAAGAAAATTGTTTGGTTTGGTTTACAAGGTTTCTTACATGAACTCAATGCAGTTTGGCGAGAAACATTTTTCGATTTGCCAGAAGATGAAGTTTGTTCCGAGTTTCTTGAACTTGTAGCTCCATTTGTCGGACCCAACGGCTTCAATATCGAACGTATTCGTGAATTACATCGTATTGGATATTTGCCACTTGAAATTAAATCTCTGCCAGAAGGATCACGAGTACCAATTGGTGTGCCAGTATTAACTGTTACTAACACAGTTGCATCTGCATTTTGGTTGCCTAACTTTCTAGAAACTTGGTTGTCAAGTGAATTGTGGAAGTCTTCAACTAGTGCCACTATGGCTCGTGTATATCGTAAAATTATCGACTCATACGCTGATCTTACTGGCGGAAGCAAAGAGTTTGTTACATGGCAAGGTCATGACTTCTCTATGAGAGGAATGTCAGGTATTGCCGATGGTGCCAAATCTGGCGCTGGTCACTTACTAAGTTTTACTGGAACTGATGTACTGTCGGCAGTAAAGTACATTAACGACTACTACAATGGTAAATCAACTTTTGTTGGTGGTTCGGTGCCTGCCTCAGAACATAGCGTAATGAGTTCTTCAAGCCGTGATGCTGAGTTGGATACGTATCGCTACATTTTGAGTAAGTACCCAAGTGGAGTTGTTTCGCTTGTATCAGATACATACGACTTTTTCCAAGTGATTACTACATACGCCACTATTCTTAAAGACGATATTTTGAATCGTGTCCCAGATTCACTTGGTTTGGCTAAAGTTGTGTTTCGTCCTGATTCGGGTGATCCAGTTAAAATTATTACTGGTGATCCTGATGCACCAGTGGGTTCACCTGAACACAAAGGGGCAGTTGAATGTTTGTGGGAAATCTTTGGTGGTACAGTTAACGACAAAGGTTACAAAACACTGAATCAACGTGTTGGTCTTATCTACGGTGACAGTATTACAGTTTTACGTTGTGAGGCTATCTTGGTCAAATTGACCGCTAAAGGTTTCGCTAGTGATAACATTGTATTTGGAATTGGTTCGTACACGTATCAATTTGCCACTCGTGACTCTCTTGGGTTTGCCATGAAGGCTACTCATCGTGTTACTAATGGTGAAGGTGTAGCGATTTTCAAAGATCCAAAAACTGATTCTGGTACTAAGAAATCAGCCAAGGGTTTGTTATGTGTACATCGTAGCCCACTATCAGGTGATTACATCTTAGTTGATGGTGTTACAGTAGAAGGTGAACGTAACGGTGAATTGAAGACTGTGTTTCTAAATGGTGAAATTCTTGTCAATGATTCAATTGAAACGATTCGTGCCAGAGTGTCGGCAGAATGATTAAATAATTATTAGCCTTTGCCGTATTATTTTGTTTTTTCTATTACGGCATTGGCGGGATTAGAGTAATTACTAAAAAGAAAGCATGGAAATTGACTAAACTTTTAACAATTAGCGCAGTATGTTCTGCGCTATCTATTGTAGTATTAACCACTTTTGTTATTTTATTTTAAGGAATTATATGAATCGCACTTTCAAACTTGCAGTTATTTCTGCTCTTATTGCCACCACTGTTGGATGTACTCGTATTGAAACCGGAGAAGTCGGTGTACGTGTTGGATTTGACAAACAGGTAAAACCAGGCGAATTGCTGCCGGGATCATTTAATCAAACACTAATTGGTGATGTACTTACATTTCCAATTCGTGATGTATCGGTTAAGATTGACAACATGACTCCCTTGGCTCAAGATAACAGTACTATGAAAGACATGGATGTTACTGTTATCTATAACATCAATCCCACTCAAGTTAGTGAATTGTATGTGAGCAAGAATCGTAGTTTTCACGTTGTCCATGACGGCGATACTTACTTGATGTACAACTACATATTCAATGCCGCACGAAATGCAGCATACAAAGCCGCTCGTAAGTATGATGCATTGACTATGAATGATAGTCGTGCTCAAATGGAACAAGATATGAAGGATATCATTGCCAAGACATTGGCAGATGAAAATCTGGCTGGTTCAATTACAGTAAGTCAAGTTCTTATTCGCGCTCTTACTCCGGCAGATTCGGTTGTAGCTAGTGCCAATGAATTGGTACGTTCTAAGAACGAACTGTTACAAAAGGAAGTTGAAGTTAAAACTGCCGAAGCAGAATCACGCCGTATGGCAGCACTTACAAATCAAAGTTCTGCTAGTATTGCTTACATGAACGCTCAAGCGGCACTGAATATTTCTGAGGGAGTTAAGAACGGAAAAGTTCAGACCATTATTGTTCCAAGCAATATGACTGGTTTGATGATTGGCAAGTAATATAAACGAACAAATATAGACAAAATTAACACTAAAAGGATATTTTTATGATTAAAGTAGGCGATACCACAATGAAATTGCTCAAGGCAAAGCCGGGCAGTCACTTTCTGTTTGAATATAATTCCGACATTCCAATTCGCACTTGCAAAAAGTACGGTGTTGAGCTTCGTGTTATTCGTAACAAGGCCTTAGGTCTTAAGTTTGTAACTCGTCTCTAATTGAAACGAGATGAATTTGGAGTTGAAGAATGATTAGACTAACAATTGACGATCTGAAAAAGATCAAAGACATAGTTACTGAACTTGGAATAGAAGAGTTTACTCTTAAACAAGAAGGTGTAAGTGGTATTGGATCAGTATTGATCTTGTCGTGCGGAACATTTGTGAAAGATTATACTGCCACAATAACGGTCGAAGTCAACGGTGTAGAGGCTTGGTAATGTTTCCGTTTGTTGGTGATTTAAACGGTGATGAATTCTTTGGTGAAGAATATCGTGATGATTAGGAACAGGGTGAGTGGAGCAGTGGCCGAAGTCGCCGGCGTTCCAATCAGACATTTTATAATCATAATGAACCTAGACCAGTCAAGTGTAGAATTTGTGATTTTGAAAATCTAAAGTGGATAGAAACTTCACATGGTTGGAGAACTGCATACAGTAGTGGTCTGTTGAAAGACAAAGTACACGCTTGTGGAAAAAGAATATGAAAGAGAAATTTAAAGAACTATTGAACCAGTCTACAAACCCACCATGGGACGGAGAGCTGGGTGCTGCTAACGAATTCAATCTGGAAAAATTTGCCGAGTTGATTGTTCAGGAATGTGCCAATGTTTGTAGAGATGACGGTCGTTGGTTTCAAGAGCAAGATGATAAAGTGGAAGCAGGTGTGGCTTATGCACTATGTTATAAGATTAAAGAACATTTCGGAGTTGAAGAATGAACAAAAGAATTCAAGAGCTTGCTGAACAAGCATTCAATGAATATGAATCAGTGTATAAAAGTGATGCAAATATCCCAAAAGAATTTACAGAAAAGTTCGCCGAGCTGATTATTCGGGATTGTATTAACTGCGCTAAAGAATGGTATGATGCTAGAATATCAGACTCAGCCCGTGACTATTCACGAGGATATGTACACGGATGTGATGAAGCTATTGCAGAAATGAAGAAACGTTTCGGAGTTAAAGAATGAAAAAAATTACAATCACTATATCTGGAGTTGCAGGATCCGGAAAGACTATGATTCAACAATGGTTGGCGGAACAACTATCACAAAAGTTTAAACGAGTTAATATTGACTGGGGAATTGACGATAATCCTGTTAGAGATTCAGAAATTCTAGAAC